TGCCGATATCAATTGGCACAGTGCCTTTTCCCGTTAAACCGATTTGGTCGGGATGCACTAGCGCACATCCTTCGAGGTTCGTGACGGTCAGCGTGATGACTTTGTGACCGCTGATGAACTTTTGGTTCGCATCAGCGCAGGCCGTCACATCAATCACCTTCTGCTCGATGCCGTTGATTTCACCAGCGCCGAAGCTCATGTTCATTCAACCTCCTTGACCGCGTCGAGCTTCATCAGCGAGGAGCGTCGGCACTCTTGTGTGAGCGGCTTGCCGACGACCTGGTCGCCGGGAGCTTGCTCCATGCGGTCATACACGATGACGATGTTCCCGCATCGCTCGCAGAATGCCGTCCATTTGCCTGGCTGGTCGGCCGCGCCGTATTCCGTGAATCGATTGAGCTCATGGCCGAGTGTCGCGGCCTGTTCGGCGGCGGCCCGACGGAGTCCGCGCTCTTCGTCGCGTTTCTCCTTGCGCTCTTTCTTCTCGACCTTGACGCGGTGCTTGAGACAGAGCACGGGGTCGCCGAGCTCGAAGTAGACGCACCCGCATTTCTTAACCGTTGTGTCCTTGATGGCCACATCATACCTCCCAGTCAATCAAAAGTCAATCGTCATTTTTCAGTTCGCGCATGAGTTCTCGCCAGCGAGCGTAGGTCCAGCTCGCCATGTCGTCTTTGCTTCGCAGAGCCTTCAGCACTTTGTGGTCGATAGTCTTCTGTCCCTTCGGGCCGACGGCGACCACGTCCGCGACGAGCATCGGTTCGACCGCACCCGGGCGTTCGATGCGCCCGATCGATTGAGTTCGCTCAATCAATCGTGGACCGTAGGACAGAAAGACCATGAGCGGAGCGCCGGCGTAATTCAGCGAGGCTCCACCAGCCGCTGGATTTCCGACAACCGCTCCATGTGCCTTTGATCCTGGAGCAAGGAGCTTCTTCGCTGCAGTTCGTTGGTCCGGCGTTTGTCCGCCTCGGAGATATTCGACACGCGGGACCGTTCCTTGAAGTAATCGGCCGGCCCGTTCGAGCTCAGCTCTGAACTTGCACCAGACGATGAACCGGTCAGGTGCATTCTGCTGAAGCCACCCCATGAGTGCGTTGGTCTTTTCGCAGCCGATTTCCTTTGTGACGCGAGGTGGTCGAGCTGCGTCTGGAGCACTTGCAGAGCTTCCTTGCGGCTGGCGTGCAGCGTGTGTCGAATCCACTTGAGCTTGGTTGCTCTGTCCTTGGCCAGTCGCCGGCGTCGTCGATTCATCGAGTCCCAACCTTTTCTTCATCCAGGCCGGCGCATCAGCGTCGGACGTTAACGAGAAGTCGTCTTCAATATCCTCGAGTCCTCCGAGGTAACCCGAGGTGATTTGCGTGAGCCGTAAGAGCTTCGTGATGGCTTGCTTTGACACGCTCGCTTGCCCATCGAACCACGACACCATATCATCGCGCATGTCCCGATAGAGTTTCCACGTCGAGTCGGTCAAGCGAGCTTCGATGATAATCGGGTCGAGCATCGGCGGGAGGTCAAAGCACTCGCGTGTCTTCTTGCAGCGCACATACGGTGCCACTCGCGCGTTGAGCTCGTCAAGGTTCTGGTATCCGACGACGTTCTTGCCGTTCCAGCCGCCCATGATGCAATACTTCTGGCGGAAGTGGGACTTGTTATGCGCGCCAGTGATGCTCGGGTCGAGGAACGCCATCTGATAGTAAAGATCAGTCGCCTTGCCGTCGGCCATCAGCGTGCCGTTGAGCAGCGTAGCCATCTCAGCGCGCTTGCGCCGTAACCTCGTCGCAGCCCGTGTCTGCTGGCTCGCGTTCTTAATCATCCACGATTCGTCGGCCACGATCCACGTGCGGCGACCGCGCAGCTGACGAATGAGATCGTCGCAGCGTTCGTCGGCGCGAATGAACTCGTAGTTCGTCACGACCCAATGGAGACCCTTCGCGCTCAGGTCCAGCTCCGTTCGACGTCCATGATACTCATGAATGACGTTCAGGACGTTGTGCCAGGCGTGCTTGGCGACTTCACCAAGAACAGGGTCGGGGTCGGCCCATGTTGACCTCGCATATCCGGGCACGAGCACGAGCATCGTGTCGATCTCACCGCGCAAGAATAACACCTGCGCCGAGTCGATGATTTGCTTGGTCTTTCCCGCGCCGACCTGGTCGCCGAGTGCGAAGACGCCCGGGATATCGCGGCGATACGTCACGCCGTTGTAGGTCGCCACGCGTGAGCCATCGGCGGGGCCTGTGAGAATCTCCACGCCCTCTAACTGATGTGCCTTGTGCGGCACGTTCTCGTTCTTGACGAGGATTTCCTCGAGCGTCACTTCTTGAACCCTCGAGCTTGAATCGTCTCGAGCACGGCGCCCTTTACTTTCGGCGAGAAGTCCTTCGTGAGGATCCACCGGAGGAAACCGAGGTTGACGTTGATGAGCGGGATGTCTTTGTGCTCGCTGAATGTGAGTGCGAGCTGTCCACTCGGGAGCCGGCGGAGCTTCCCTTCCGCGTCGAACGAGTCAGGATATAGCTGCTGGTGCACTTGGTCTGGAGACCAGCCGTGCATCCCGAGGTGCGCGATCTGGTTAGCCGCAACTCGAGTCGACCAACGGACATCGGCAAGCGCATCGTGAGCGTCAAGGGGACCGATGTCTGCAACGTCCTCAGGAGTTCCCCAACGAACAGCTGCGTCCGAAAGTCTTCGTGGCTCAGCCAATTGCCAAAGGCGTTCGACCTCGATGAGTGCAGCTCCTTCATAGTCCCAGTCATATCCGGCACGATTGAACTCCTCTCTGAGCATCGGCAAATCGAACCGCTTGATGTTCTTGCCGCAGAAGTCACAGTTCGTCAACGAGTCGTGGAGATTCTTCGCGAGCATCCGGAACGTCGGTGCATCGGCAACCATTTCGTTGGTGATGCCGTGAATCGCCGTCGCTTCAGCGGGAATCGGGATGATCGGGTTGACGAGCGTCTTGTATTCCGCCGTCTCGAGTCCCGGCACAAAGATTTCGAGGGCGAGCTGACAAATGGCGTCACGCTTGCCCACACCGGTGGTTTCCAAGTCGACACCGACCATCGGTCGATGCAGCGTCAGCGCGTGATCGAGCTTCACAGGAGCTCGACTCGCGCGGCGCGCAAACCATTGGAGCCGTTGGTGGAGCTGGCCGGCGGCGTCACAGCCACGGGCTCGAACTCTACCTTCAAGACTTCGCCCGAACGCAACCGTCCCTCGAGCGCGTTGAACTCCTCCGCGACGTTGCCATCGGTAACGAGGTCACGAGCATGGAAGAAGCGGTCTTGACCGTGCTCGTCCCGGATGAAACCGAATCCGCCTTTGACTTCGGCGGTCCGCTTGACCTTGACGGTCGTGATTACGCCTCTCATTTTGAGTCTCCGTATGCGCCGACGCGCCGTTTGCCTTTTTCGAAGTAGTTGATGGATACGACGTGGGCGAATATTGAGCTCGCTGTAGACACGCCGGTATAGAAGATAAGAGCTTGAACGAATTGCCGCGGATCGTGAAGGTTCTTGACCGCGACCGTTACGAGGAAGGTCTGAGCAACCAGCCAAGAGCCGTGATTCAAAGCCGCGCACACACCATGGTAAGCGTATGAGCTTGTATTACGGGCTCGTGAAGTGAGCGTCCCGAAGAACTGGGTCATCACCAAACTGAGCGCCCACAGGAACCATTCCATCGCACCCTCATTGTCACATCGTGATTAGCGTATGTCAACATCCAAATCGAGCTTGGCGACGAGCAGCACAGCGGCGAGGTCAGGCTTCGTGAAGCGCTCGCCCTTCACAGCTTTCTTGAACGTATTGGTCGGCGCCGGATCCTTCGTCATGTTCGATCGGTGGATTTCCTCGAAGATCGCTCGCGCGTCCATACCGTGCAGGTTGAACGCACCGAGCACCGTGTAGAGCACATCACCAAGCGCATCAGCCACGCCGACGAGATCGCCAGCGTCGTTAGCAGCCACGTATTCATGGAGTTCCTCCGCGATGAGATCGTAGCGTCGGTGCGCTACATCAGCGTCCACAATGACAGCGGTCTCGTTCACGGTATCCGCGATGTGCTCCATGAACGCCCGGACCTTTTCTTGCTCGACTCTCATAACTCCTCCACTGCAATCAACTTGACGTAGGCTGTCGTGATGAGCGTGACGTATTTACAGAGCTCACGGACTTCAATCGTGCGCCGACCTGGATCGATGATGATGCGCTTGTTGACGCCATCGCTCCGCTCGAGGTCGACGAAGCTGGGTTTGTGCGTCGTGTTCTCGAACACGAGCCGCTTGGGCCCGCCCGTGAGATTGACCACGACCACTCAGATGAGCCCCGCGTCTTCTTTCCAGCGCTGGATCGTCGGCTCATCGGTCGTGATCTTCCGGACGACGTGCGGGAAGGCCATCTTGTGAGTGCACGTATCGCAGCCCGGCAGCACGCGCTTGGCCTGCTGGGTGAAGTAACGATACTTGAAGAACATCTCCGAGTTCCAGATGTCCATCAGCGACTGCTTGTTCAGATCGCCGGCCATCAGTGAACTGTCGTTGGGGTCAATCGCGCAACAGATTGGAACGCGGCCGTCGAAGAGCGCCACAATATGCCGTTGAGTTCGCATGCAGTGGATTTGCGGCGCCGTGTTCCCTTTCGCCGCGAACGCATCGCGGTCTTGCTTGTTCCGAATATAAAATATGTCGGTGCCTTTCGTTTTCTGCTCCGTTTCATCTCTGTCTCCAAAGCGCATGTCGGTGACGGTCATGTAGCGGCCCTTCGGATTGTGGTGCCGATACTTGTGCTCGGTCGGCTTCACACCGAGCTTGTCCATCGCCTGCTGGAAGTAATAGCCGTAACGATCGAGCTGCTCGTTGCCGCTGTCGTAGCTGTTGACGTTGATGACGTTGATGCCCGCGAGGTAATGCTTCTCGAGCACCTCGAGCATCGCTTCAAGCCCTTTGCTCTGCGCGATCTTGTCGAGGACATCACCATTTGTGCTGATATAGGTCGATGCCTGCGGCGTCCACGCCTTCAATCGCTTCGTCTTCTCGACGAGCGTGAGGTCGATGAATGGCTCGCTCAGCAGGAAGAGCTGCGCGACGCCATCGAAGCCGAGCTCACCGAGTTCGACGCCGATCTTGTCGAACAGCACGTCGGTCATGTGCGTCTTGCCGCGGTCATTCCACGCGACCGGGCAGAAGTGACAGCTTCGATTGCAGAACGAAATCGTCTCGATGCTGATACGGTTGAAGAGCGGGAACGACTCGCCCGGATAAACGACGGGTGGTTCCTTGAGGATGTCGAAGAATCCGGCCATTAGAGCAGCGCCTCCAGCGCATCCATCCACGGGGCTTTGTAGTCCCGTGACATGTAGTGAACGAAGTAGGTGTTCGAGATCGCGGCGCGCACGTTCTTGGGCGGCGGCGAGAGAAAATTGCGGCGCTCCTTCGCGCCCTTGAGCCGGCGCATGCCGTGTTTGAGCGCGAAGACCGTGAGGAACCGTTGGTCGAGCCGCCGGAACTCATGCGAGTCTCGATCGAGGCCTTCGAGATACGGCATGGCTGCGAATGCGGCCAGTCTGGACATCCAGTCGGTTCGCTCACGGTCTGTCTTGATGAAGAAGAAGCCCGCGTCCGAAATCGCGTTGTCGTATTCGGCCATCGAGACGTTGTGCTTCAGCGCTTCGCTGATTTGCTGCACGAGGTAACGCCGGCTGAGCAGGCCCTTGAAGAACTTGAATGAGCCGCCCGAGACGAAACTCGTATCGGTGAGCGGCGCGATGTCCTGCCCGATAATCACGTCGTCATCGGTGTAGAGGAACGGCGCGCTGAACAGATGCGGCACCATGAGCTTCGATGCGAGCGCCCATCGCGGCTTCTTCGTCGTCCAGTAATCGCGCAGTCCCTTCGGCACGAAGCCCGCCGCGTTGTCGAGGTTCTTGACTTCCCACCTCGCAACGATGTCCCGCGGCGCGTGTTCGCGCATCGTCTCGATGAGCTTGAGCGCATGATCGGGCGGATCTCTGTGACCGAGGTAACAGACGTTCATCTTCCAGAGACCGTCCATTGTCGGCGGCAGCAACTTCAGCGTCAGCTTGAGCCGACGCGGGTCGCTGCACAGATAGACCCATTCGTATTTAGTCGGCAAGAAAGTCCTCCAGAAAATCATCGAGTCGTGCCGCGACGGCCGCTTTCACCTGCGACCGAATTTCTTTCTCGACGGCGTCCTTCACGAACTGCTCCATCGAACCGTTGAATAGCATTTCTTGAATCTTCGATTCAACGTGATCTGCAATTTGCTGTGCGACATGCTTGTGCAGATCTTGCGTCATCAGACGCAGCTGATGTGCGGTTATGTCGTATGAGAACCGCGTGACTTGGTTTCCATACAGGTCTTCAACGCTCCATGGATTTGGCATCGACTCCTCAATCAACTCTTGAATTGTTTGCGTCGGCGATTTCCCGTAATTCACTACAAATGAGATCGGTCCGAGCGGCTTAAGGCCGAGAGGAATATCAGACAAGCGACTTCACAAAGCTATCGACCGTTGCGACGGCTCTGTCCTTCGACCACGCGGTCGCCATGAGTGCATTGTATTGCTCATGCGCGAGCAATGCAAGGCGATTGTCTTCCATCCGCTCGATTTGACTTCGAGCGAAGCGATAGGGGTCGGGCATGCGAATCTGATCGAGCTCGTCAGCGTAGGTCACGATGCCCGCGAGTGCCGCGTGGACATAGCGCATTCGCCACCAGCCGCCATCGGCGAGTGGATACCCGAATGCGAGATGGCCCCAGTTGTGCGCGTAGTAATCCGAGATCATTTCGAGCTCGGGCACGTATTCCAATCCCTCGCCCTTGCGAGCGGCGCGCTTGTTCCCGACCGTGACGATGGGCCAGGTCGTTTTCATCTTCTTGAGCCACGCGCTCTGGTCTTGAAGCGAGGAAACGATCCATTTCCGCTCGCGCGAGTTGAACGCATCGGCGAACGGCAACCGTCCGCTGTTGTCGAGACAGGTGAGCGCGGTTGTTGGGAACTGCATCGGAATCGCCACATTCGTGGGATCCCACATCGTGACCGGCGCGCCGAAGAGCCGCTGATACACGAGCGGATTGCCCCATGAGTGCAACGGCATCAGGACCGGCCAGTCGCAGTGCGCCGCGCCCTCTTTCCACGGCAATCGGTTCAACGTCGCTTGGAAGATTTCCGCGAACTCCGCTTGCGCGGCGAGATCGGCATCGATGACGTTGGTCGATTCGAGCTGGCCATACAAGAAGTATTCATACGGCGATCGCTCTCCGTGATTGCCGACCATGCACGTGCGGACAGAGTTCGGGAAGACCGCAACGTTTTTCCCGTCCGATGGAAATATCGCAGCGCGGGATCCGAAGCGGTGCAGAGCCCACAGCGCACCGAGCTTGAACCTCGATGAGAACCCTTGGCACGCGGCGACGCCGACGATGGCGACATCAAAGTCTTCTTCAATGGCTGGGTCCTCCATGAGACTGACTTGACGCGTGGTCACATCGTGACCTGCGAGCTTGAGTGCCTGCTCGAGGACGAACACGTTTGACATGTAGTCGTAGGTGTTCTTCTCTGAGCCGACCGTGCGCGAGGTGAAACCGGTAAAGAGGATTTTCATCGACCCAACAGCCTTCCGAGCTGGTCATAGAGCCAGTTCAGCTCTTTCACATTGAGCTGCACGTAACCGATCGATGAGCGGTCATCCTGAACCCGTTTGAGCGTGATGCCAGCCCAATTGGTCGTTGGCTCGAAAATGAGATTTCCAAACTCGCCGGTGACACGGCTTCGAATCGTGGCGTGGTCAACCTGCGACTGTTGAAAATGGGCGAGTGGGCTATTCTTGTCGAGTGTATCGTGTGCCATCAATCCTCCTGGTCTTCGTCGCCTTCGTCATCGGAGCGCAGCGGAATCGGCTCGTCGTCTTCGGGCGACCCGAGCTGCCACATGGTTTCGTATTTCCGTAGGATGTCGGTCTTGCTCGGCCGGAACGAAGCGATCTTCCCTGGTTCAACCACCTTATGATACCCGTTGGTGTTTGTCAAGGGCGAACCCTGCGCCTCTCCAAGGTGCTGACGGAGCGAGTCAAGAATCCATTCGGCGACCGGCGGACAAACGCCCTTACTGAGGAAAGTGCGGACTCCGTGAGCGGGATCGTGCGGGAAAATATAATCCGTGGGGAATCCCATGATTGCTTTGTAGCCAGCAGCGGTGACCACGGCGCCCTTGTAAACCCACAGGGAGGTTCCCAGAAGGACGGGTGCATATCCAAAGGGAGCGAGCACGGATGGTTGCGCTGATGTAAATGGCGAGACATGTCGCTTGATAACGCTCTTGGAGTCTTCCGTCGGGAAGAACCTCGGTTGAATGAGCTTCGCGAACCCGATTCGTTTGAACTTGAGTTCGGTTTCCGACGCTTCGAGACCGACACGTCGCACCTCCGCTTCATCAAAGCCATGCACGATGTCCTGAGGCGGGTCCATCTTTTCGCCGCAGCGGCACGGTCCCGTCGTCAGGTATTTCACGAAGCGCGAGACGGTCCGATTCGGATCGCCCGGAATGCAATCGCCCGGTGTCACCGGGTCCAACACGGCGCCAATTGTGACAAAGCGCGGCGAGAGCTTCAGTTGCAGCGAGGGATTGGCGAGACCCTTTCGCACGAACAGACACCAGAATCGCTCACGATACTGCGGCACGCCGAACAGAATCGAGTTCTTCAGCACGCGGTAGATGTGATACCCGCCGGCGTCAGCGAGGTCGTTGTGCTCATCCCAAGCTCCGCCGAGTGCGCCCATGACGCTCTCGACCGCGAGTGCCGCCGCGTTGTTGGCAAACGCGTAGCGAATGACTTTCCTCGTGCAATCGAACGCAGCACTGCCCGTCCCTCGCTTGGCGGCCGAGGTGTTCTGCTGCGAGAATGCCGAGCACGGCGGATGCGCGAGGACAACCGTGTCGGATAAGTCCTGGTCGGGCCATTGCTTGATCTGGTCGATGAACTTGAAGTCCGGATCGAGCTCGTTGAAGCGTGCGAGGTTCGCTCGCGTAATCTGCGCGCCGAACCCGCAGTCTTCATAGCTGCCCGTCACCTGACTGCCCTTGATGGCGTTCGCGCCAAGGAGCAGCGAGCCGGCATACGTGTTGAGAATGAGCGTCTTCACTTGTGCGTCTCCCGAATGAGCTCAGCGACGGCGATATGACCCTCGCTAATTCCATCAATCTGAAGCGCGCCGCGATTCCACAACAGTTCGAAGTTCATCGTCTTGTTGGCCGGCACGGGAATCTTTTTGTCGAGCAGCGCGCTCGGCCGATAAATCAGCGTGAGCTTCGCCTTTTCGCTATACGCGACAATCCAGCAACGGCCGCCGGATGCACGCTCATACTTCACACAAGTGATGAGCTGTCGGCCGTCCTCCCAGACGTGATGGATGTTCTGCGAACCGCGAAGCTTCTTGAACTCGATCTTCGTCGTGTGGCCGTTCCAGACCACCTCAGTGTCGGGCTGTCCGCCGGTGATTTGGTCGTTGATGTGCCAGAGCAGCGGCATCGGCGTGAGCTTCGCCCGCAGCACATCGTGACACGCCTTCTCGAGTTGACGCTCGTTCATGTCAGTGCTTGTAAAGAAAGGTGACGGTTGCCGTGATGGCGAGGGCCGACAGCCAGTAGCAGACATCGGCCGGTTTACGAGCGACGGCCCAACGGCCGGCGTTCAGCGCGTAGAGCACCATGATGACGTAGTTGAAGACCCGCGGGTCTTGAAAGAGCTTCATTCCTGATGGTCCTCTTTGTAGCGCGCCAGCTCGGTGTTCGGCCCGACGCGATCTTGGTCTTGACGACGCGGGCCGCTATGCCCGCGAGCCGTCCACGTGGTCTTGTAATCGGCGCCGCGCCCGATCGCCACGCCGCATCGCGTGCAGAGCGAATCGACCACATGGCCACGGAAGCAACAGGGACAGCACTTGTCGATGTCAGGAACAGGACTGATGAGTGTTCGTTTGAGTTTGCTCATTTGCATGCCGCCCAGTTGTTACCGGATTTGGTGTCCCACAAAATGGGGACGCGAAGGTCAAAATACTGCGTATTCAAAACTTTGTCAAGGCGTTCTTTCGTGCCCAGTCGACCGCTGCCCACGATTTCGTCATGGACCGTAGCTTGCATCAAGAAGTCGAGCGACTTGCGCTGCTTATACACCTCGGTGATGACGCGCTTGTTGATGCTCGCCGCGCCGCCTTGAATGATGCGATTGAGCGCGGAGTGGAATCGATTGCTCAGACGTGCGCGTCGTCCGACCAAGTCCATCACGTAGCCACGGGTCTCCGCCGTCTTCTTCGTGCGGTTCATGAGCGGCTTGACCTTTGGGAACATCTCGTGATACTGGTCGAGGATGTCCTGCGCCGGCCTCAGACGAGCGTCCTGATAAACAGCCCGTGACATCTCTCGGTCGTGGCAGGCTCGAGCGCGCAGCAACAGTTCGGTCAATTCATCGAACGTGGCTTGGTCGATGACGCCGAGCATCAGCGCGAATTTGACAATCGCCGCGCCGTAGATGAGTGCGAAGTTGACGTTCTTGACGAGCTTGCGGTTGAGCGTCGGGTTGAGCTTATGGAGCAGCTTCATGACGACGGCGTGGAAGTCGGCCAGCGGGTCGGCGGCATACGCGGCGTTAATCTGCGGGTCATCGGCGTAGCACGCGAACAGCCGATACTCGACCTGCATCATGTCGCTGGCTATGAGGTATTCCCAACCAGGAGCCGCGATGAAGAGCTTGCGGGCGACGTAATCGGGACACCAGCCGCGCTCGAGTTGCTTTTCGACCGCGACGACTTGCTGCGGATTGTAACCGCCCTGACGGTCACCGGCTGCGCTGAAGCGCCCAGAGACGGTCCCTTGCTTGCCACCCTCTTCCCTCGAGGTTCGCAACTGATGGAGGTTCGACCGAATCCAGCCGTCGCGCCGGACGGTCTTGCTATACTTGTCGAGGTATTTGGAGTGCAAGTCGGCGAGCTGGCCGCCCTCGCGGAACGCATTGATGACGGGATCGCCGGTGAACCCGCGGAGCACCGAGTCAGTGAACGACTCTGCGCCGCCCTCAGTGAGCAGCGGCGATTTGATCCCGCGTTTCCTGAAGAGCTCGGCCGTCTGCTTGGGCGAATCAAACGATGTCACATCGAGCCCAGTATCCTTGTAAATGCGGAACTTGATGGCGTCGATCTTCTCGCGCACTTCGCGGTGCCACTGCTCAAGCAGGTCTACGTCCAAATACATCCCGTTGCGCTCGAACTCGACGACGACTGGTATCACGTCGCGCTCGAGACTCTGCACGCGAGTTAGGTCTTCTTCGAGGATGCGCGGCGCGAAGTATTCGTCAAGCGCTTGCACTTGCATCGCATTGCGGAGCGCATACGGCGCGACCACACCTGGATGCAAGTGCTTGAACTGCCCTTCGTGCTCGATGCAGTCCGGCTTCTTGCCGAGTCCATCGGTCAACACGTTCCAGTTGAGATAATCGTCGGCAAGCTGATCGAGGTTGAAGCGGATGCGCGAGTCGTCTAGGAGCGCCGCTTCGTGTGCGACGTCTGCGAACGTGACGCCTTCCTGTTCGCGCCACTCGCACTCGTCCGCTTCGGACATGTGGATGTCGAACTTGGTGTTGACGTTCTTGATGCGGAGGTTCCGAAGAGCCCGCGACCAGTCTCGATATTGGTGGACTGGAATATTTTCTCCATGCTCATGACGCAGCGGGCAATATCCCTGTCGACCGCTTTCCGGAAGGCAGTAAGAGAATCCGATGGGACGGTCGTCTTCCCACCACCGGAGTCCCGTCGTCTCGAAGTTGATGATGATCTCTTTTTCACCGTTGAGCTCCGGGAGAGGGCTGAGTAATTTCAGATGTTCGGCATCTGGGGCAACGCGAGCAAGTCTCAGCTTCTGAGCCTTCTGAGCATACTCGCGCTGCCGCGTCTCCGATGCGCGAACCAGCTTTTGACCCGTGCGCCCCACGTCGAACAGGTCGTTAGACATGCGATTCCGGTTCGCTAGGCGACTCTAGGTCGAACGCCGTGAACGTGACCCGTGGGTCATTCGGGGGTCGCATGAACGACCCGGATGTGCTGAGTTCGTAGAGCGCCGTTGACCAGTTGGGCGATGTGAGAACGTTGGCGAATCTCACCCACGGGTCATTGTGGCGATCCACAGATGATGGGATTGGCTCACGCGACTGGGTGACGAAGACATCGTCCAACCAGGCGGGCGGCCGACCGGGCAGATCACGGGTGTGCTGGGTGCGAGCTTCCACCGCGTTCACGACCGCCAGGATTTTCGGCACGTCCGATTCGTAGATGTGCGAGCTTCCCGCATTCAGCACGAACGTTCCTCGCCCCACGCCGAGCTCGCCGGCCATCACGTTCTGAATCTGAGTGAACGTGAAAACGTCGTAAGGCATGCCGAGCCACATGTCTGAGCTTCGCATCGTCGCCAAGCAATGGAGTGCGCTCGAGCGAATGATGAACTGAAGCGAGAGCGTGCAGGGCTCGTCGATGGTCTCGATTTGTGGCCGCGGGATTTGAATCACGCCCTGACGTGATGCGGGGTCTTTGCGGAGCTTCTCGACGCAGCGGTTCCACCCGCCGCCGATATGCGGCCCATACGCTCCGGTCAAGTAGATACCGTCATCGCTGAACCGCTTCATCTGCGAATTGTATTGCACGAGCGAAGCGAGATCGCTGTGACCGAACTGCACCCAGAGCCATTCGGCGACCAGGTATTTGAAGTTCAAGTGGCGCGCCGGAATGTCCAGAATGTTCTGCCGGCTGTCAGCGAGCATGAACTTCTGGTCAAGCAGCTCGCGCGTGCCCAAACCTCGCGGTCCGACGCGATTGCCATACGCGAGCAGCGACTGGAGTTGACGACGATACTCAGTGTCCAACATATTCGCTCCTGAATCTCGGCAGTGTTCGTGGATACTGCGCCATGTGGAATCGGTCTTGGGTGTAGTCGTAAGCTTGCACGTTCGCCGGATACCGCTCCACGACCGTCGCCCACTGCAAGTATGCCGAGGCGAGGGTGTTCTTGTTGGTGATGAGCTCCTTACGATTGAGCGTGTTGAGCAAGCACACCGACCACGGCGGATAGCAGAACACGATCGGCGTGCCCGCGCCTTGGATGAGCGAGGTCAGGCGGACCATGTCCGAGTGGTCGAGACCAGATATTCCTCGCAGCAGTGGACCGTAGACCAGTTCACCGAGGTGGAAGCGGTCGAACACGGTGGGGCGCTCGGCGTCCACGAACAGCCGGGCGTAGTGTTCGAAAGCCGGTGTATCAGCCGGCGGCGGGCCTTCGTGACGATACTCGTAGCCGAGTGCTTCGAGCCGACGGGCGAGCACGGTTTTGCCCGACCCGTCTGGCCCTTCCAGAATGACATGATGGTGAATCATCATTACGGCGTCACCGTCACGATGAGTCCGCTCGAGACGAGCTGCTTGATCGCGAGTTCGATGCGTTCGCGGGAAATCTTGCCCCAGCGCGGATGCTGCGCGAGCTCCGTCACGATTTGGTCGGGCGTTGCGCCGGCCTCTCCGCACTCGCCGATGAAGTCGACCATGAAGCGCCCCGAGTTGCCCTCGCCGTATTTCGGGTTCGCGCCGGCGAGCACGACGAGCTGGTCCGCTGTGCCGACCCACTTGTAGGGACCGCCCGTGACGCCAGCCGTCCGAGCTCCGTTTTTGATCTTGACCCGTTCGGGCTTCGGCGCTTTCGGTTCGGTGCCACTCGCCTCGACCGCTTCGACCGGCGGCGACACGAACTCGTGTTTACCGTCCCCAGTGCCGTGGTCCGGATGTCCCGGCTGCTCCTTGCAGGTGACGCAGCGCTGGAGGTATCGCGGCGTGACCTTGAGCGCCTTGCGCTTCTCCTTGAACTCCTCTTTCTCGCGCTTCTTCTGGGCCTTCTGAGCTTCCTTCGAGGGCACGTTCGCCGCGGCTTCGGCAGCTGCCTGTTCCTCGGGCGTGCGTTCGATGAAGTTGATGCCTTCGGGCTTCTCGACTCGCCATGTCTGGTAGTTCTTGACGAAGTTCTGATTACGCTCGGTGAGATCGGCGGGCGCAACCTCGACGGCGAACTTCATGAACGGCGAGATCTTCTTGGTGCCGACACGGCCGGGCGTGAAGCTCGGCGTGACGTTTCGAGTGGTGGGCTGGTCGGGCAGTGCGACGACGCACGCGCAAACCGGAGTGATGGACTCGACGTAGACAAGTGTGCCGTCGAGCTCGAGGACACCTGCTTGGCCCTCTTTGATGCTGATACCTTTGAGCGTCATGAGACCTCTGAGATGATTGTTTGGGAAAGGTGAATGAGGGACGATACGACAGGTGGGAAGGTCGTGTCAAGGGTAATGTTGGGAAGGGTCGCCCACGACCCGAAGATCGTGGGCGATGTTGAGCACTAGCAGTAGGCCTGAATCGCAGCGACGTCCATGCTGATGAGGCCGTTCACGTAGTCCAAGTTTTCCTGATAGAAAGGCCATGTTCGCTTGCTCGCCATCGATGAGCATCAGGTCTCCATTCGCCTGATCAGCCGCGATTCGGTCCGCAGCACCCTGAATCAGATCACCATACATCGCGGCGCTCTGACTGTCTCTGAAATACCACGACCACGAATCGGTGCACTGATCTTTTGCGCTGGCAATCGAGGGAATCAGCAGCATCACGAACATGAGCGCGAACGCGACGAGTAGACCGTAGAGTGTTCTCATTCTTTCTTCTCCTGAAAAGGCCCGGTGCCACTCGACACCGGGCCGGTTAACGCCTAACGACCGAAGAGACGACCGAGCTGTGAGAGACCGGCGAGCGCGAGTCGCGCCGCCTGTCCGAGACCAAACGGAGGAAGATACATGATGCTTCTCTTTCTTGAATGAACTACTTGGTGATTGAACGGGGCTGTGGAGCGTGATTCCACCCGAACCACGCTTCCGCGGCGAACACGAAGCCCTGGTGCGTCACATCACCATTGTAACGCCGCTCACGAACGAACGACTCCGACACTCGAACCATGCCGTGCGGCACCGTCTGCGTAAACCGGATTCCGCCGCCGTTCAGGAAGCGACGGTCCCAGTCGAAGTGCTTCGAATCGATGCTGAACGTGGTTTGTCCGAACACCTCGACACCGCGCAGCGCGATGCCCTGTTCCGCATGAGTCAGCGAGATGACGTTGCCCTTCTCCACCGGGGACAGTGTGCCGTTCGCGGTCCACGCAGAACCGGGATAGTAGACGCCGCTCTGAGCGCTCGCAAAGCGAGCAGTGCAGACCACGGCGAGCACGAATGCGACGATGACCAAACGATTGAGCTTCATTTCACTCTCCACTAATAACGGGCGACATGATACCAAGAGCCGACTCGTGACTGTCGCCGTGTGGTCACGAAGGCCCAGCCGAATACCGCAGCGCTGGCCAAGCGAGGGATGAGAAATAGCGGGAACGCCCAGAGGACGTCGAGCCGTCTCTCACGTCGAGCGACGAGGACCGTGAAGACGAACATCACGGTTTGGTCGAGCAGCACGCCGACTGCAAGCGCGAGTGGATGGTGCCACCCGAGCCACGGTAGCGCAAGCAGTGTGACGACAAAGAGCAGCGCGTCGGTCATCAATGAAATGATTTCCAAGTCGATGAGCCGCGGTTTGCGGCCAATCTTGTGCTTGCGAATCACTTGAAACGTTCCACGATACCATCGCGCCACTTGTCCGATGTAACCGCGCATCGTGCGCGGGTCTTGTGTGACGACACGCGCATCGGGCAAGAAGACAATCTGACGACCCATGCGCTGAGCTTGAATCGTCAAATCCATGTCCTCGACGAGCGTGTCCTCCGAGAAGTCGAGCAGCTGCATGAGTTCGGAGCGATACATCGACGCGCACCCGGGTGCGACATTGATGGTGCCGATCATATGCTGAGCTTCCCGATAAATGCCGAGCGACATGGCATACTCGACGGCTCGATACGCCGTCAGCCAGTTCGCCGGTGCGCTGCGCGGAGCGCCGCACAGTATGCTCGCGTCCGGATACCTCTTCGCGCCGCAGTCCATCGCCATGAGGTAATGTTGGTCGAGTTGACTGTCGGCGTCAAGCACGCCGATCCAATCGTATCGCTCGAGCAGGTTGAAGTGCTTGATGCCCGCTTGGAGTGCCCTCGCTTTGCCCTGATTGCCAATCGAGAGCACCTGCGCGAACGCACCCGTTGCTAGTTCAGCCGTGCGGTCCGTTGACCCGTCGTCGACCACATAAATGTGGCCACCGGCGCCAGCGCGTCTCGCTGAGAGGACCGTGCGCTGAATGTGCTTTGCTTCGTTGAATGCCGGAATGATGAAGCAGGCCTTCATACGGTGAAGCCAGCCGTTCTCTTCTCACACTTCGCACAGCGCAGGCCCATCCAGCGGTTGTCGAAGGCTCGGAGATAGTCGTGACGACAGAACAGCTGTTCAAGCCGGTGCCACCGCTCACTCAACGTCTTCCTCTTCGTTCGCTTCCCAGAACTCACCGCACTTGACGCAGTAACCGTCGTCGCGAAGCGCACCGTGACAATCGGGACATTTTCCACTGTTGATTTCTCCTTGAAGGTCGAGTTGACGTTCGAGGTTGAAGGCGCCAGGTTCCGGCTTCGCAGGCGGCGGTTCAGGCCGCGCTTTGACGAGCTCCGGAATTGTGAAGACATGCTTGCACGACCCACACCGCAAACGCGATGTGGGCAGCGATGGCACGCGGACCGTTGCGGAGCACTTACACGTGAGCAGCGCCATCATGCCCTCCAGTCACGGTGAACTTGCATCGGAGTTCGTGTATCGACCGGCAGCTCTTGTGCATCACGAAGCCGCAGACGAGACACAGGTTCTTCGCCCCGCCGAGTCCGCAGACGTGACAGGGTTTCTTGACGAGCTTGGGTGCCTTCGGTGCCACCGGAAACTTGCGGACCTTCGAACGCTCTTGCCTCGACATCACCTCGAGCGCCTCTTGTTCCGGCTCCGGGTTCACTGTGCCGCACGCGGGGCAGCGCGGACGCCAGCGTCCATACTGGTCGCCACAATCCTTGCAGATGAGCGTCATTCGACCCATTACGATTCTCCTTTGAGTGAGAGTGGAGTTGCTGTCCGAGTGAGCGGCGTCATCGACACGCCGTATTCCTCGGCCTCACGATACGTCATGCGTCCGAGGTCACGAAGCTTCGCGGGATACGAAGTCTCGAGCTCGGATATGAGAGGGCAAGAAAAACACGTCACAGCGAAGGTGATACGCTGCTCAACTTTCACAGGTCCGACGTGCATCGGTTCCCCGCATCGGGGGCATATGACCATGGAATTGTGCATCGTATCACCTCTTGGTTGACGTTTCAATGGCCGACGTGCCAGACTTTTCGCTGGTAATGCCGCGAACACTCTGGGCATGGATAGACGTGAATACGCGAGATGTCTTTCTCGAGCTCACGTCGCGTGATGCTCCGCATCTGAGCTTCAGCTGCGCCCTTGGACATGTGCTGTTCCTTGGGCCAGCAAGCGCGCCGACCCACCACGTGGGCCAGCGCGTCGCCGAATGTTCCGAGTATGCCACACGTGAGCAGCCATCTCACGTGCGAGACCCGTATTCATCGTGAGCGGACTCGAGCGCCGGCGCCTCGGTGCCACTCGCGAGCAGCGGTGTGCCGATGCTCTCGATACGCGCCCGGAGCTCTTCCGGAATCGCCTCGATGACTTTCTTGATCTGGACCTTGCCGAGTTCGAGCACGAGGTCGAAGAACTCGGCGGTTTCAGCCTTGTGACGAACGTTGAGCGCGTTCATCTCCGCTTGCTGGTGCGCCTTCAGCTTGAGCCCGTCCTCGACCGTGCCCTTCTTGTAAACCGGCTGTCCGCCGGTATACTTGAAGCCAGCGTCCCGCACTTCACCGAGCAGCTGGTCGATGTGCGTCGTCATCACTTGCACGCGAGCGATTTTGGACGCGATGTCCGCCGGCAGGTCTTCGATTTTCACCTCGACCATTGTCGAGCCGTCGTTGGTCACCCAGGGACCCGTGCGATGCTGGTTCATGAGCACTTCCTGTTCGTCGCGGTGCACTTGATAGAGCTCGTGCAGCTTGACAGCCATCACGCGCTTGATGGCCGGTGCGATAGTCGCGGGGTAGGCGTGACGAGCAATCATGTCTTCGTAGTATTTGTCTTGTGCCATGGTGCCACTCCTCAATCAAAAACGAGTTAACGGTCAGTCGTGTCGTCGTTGCCGCGTCCGCTCACGCGGACATCGATGCCGGCGTCACACGCCGGGCAGCCGTCGTGATGGTAGTGCAGCGGCTCGTGGTCGGGACAGTCGCGGGTCCCGCAGACGAGGCACTCATCGTTGTCGCATGTGGTTGCTACGCCGGTGCAGCTGTCGGCCGATGCCGGTCGCCGCCCGCCCATGATAATCGTCAACGCACGAATCGCTTCAGTCTGAGTCATACAGCCTCTCATCGCGTTCATCACGCGGGTCCGAATAAGTGCGGCCGTCGTCTTCATCGCGTTCACGCTCGGCCATCATAGCGTCGATTTCCCATTCGTCCGGGTCTTCGACGCGCTCAATTGCGTCACGCTCTCTCGGAGTCATTCTCTCACCTCACCGCATCGCGAGCATGTGTCGACTGGCGGTTCGCCAGGCTGTTCCTGCCACTCATGCTCGCAGACAAGTTCGCCTTCCAGCACTTCGGGTTCCTCGGGGCAGCGCGCCAGCGCACGCTCGAGGTCTTTGAGGAAGGCCAGCACTAACTGGCCCTCGGGTGTGTATGACACGTGCTCATGCTGCATCGAGTCAGCGAAGGCACGCGCACGTGAGCGCGTCGTCGTAAACAGGATGTGCTTCATTACTCGTTCTCCCAGCGGTCCCAAATCACGGGACCTTTGTAACCGCCGTCGCGTGTGCGACCGCCGCACTCGATGACGAGCTTCCGACCGACCCAGGGGTGACCCGTCTGCGGATCGTTGTTCTTATGCGTAGCCAACCGGTTGTCCCACGCCCTCTCCAGGCGTGCGAGCTCGAAGTCGTCCTTCGTCTTGCAGCGCGTCTCTTTCCCGTCGTCATCGATGAGATGCACGATGGCGAACGGCCCACGCTTGAGCACGGTGCCACGAGTCGCTTCGAACCCGGTCACCGTGAGTGTGAAGTGCTCGAGACGTTTGATTTTCACCCAATCGTTCGAGCGCTTGTTCGACTGATACGTCGCAGCACGCCGCTTCAGAATCAGTCCCTCCCCACCACGCGCCCACACTTTCTTCGCGAGCTGCATGATGGTCTGTTCGCTGAGCAGCCGGAATCGCTGCGACAGCTTGACGTGTGCACCGTTCCCGCCTTGCGCGAGCATGATGGCGTGACACATATCGAGTGCATCGCGCCGCTGCTCCGTCGTCATGGTCATCACGTCTTCCTCGTTCACGCGGAGCACATCGAACAGCGTGATGAAGCGCTCGGACTCGAGGTCCAGGCGCTTGACGTCGGTCGCCGTATCGCCAGCCATGAGCTCGCCATCGTAAATGCCGGCGGGCAGCAGTGCGAGCGACTCCACGAGGTGATGCGGCAACGCTCGGAACGTCATCGTGTCCTTGCTCGCCTTGCGCGGACGATTGTAGGCCGCGATAGCACGAAATGCGCCCTCACCACTCACTTCGATGATAGAGCGATGGCCGTCGTACTTTTCTTCGGCGACCCATTCGTTCCAATCGCTGACGGGTCGCTTGATGAGCACGTCCATCTTCTCCGCAAGCATCGGTCGATATTTTCTAGTGTCCATAGTCCTCTCCTTCGTCCATGACGTTCACGACTTCCACGGTGAACCCGCGCTGAGCGCACCACTGAACCGCCCTCTCGAGCAGCTCGTCGCCTGAGTAGAGCAAGATGCCCTTGAGCCGGGTGCCACGCAGCCCCAGCAAGTGATGACGGCGAGTGATGCTCGCCGCGGTGAAAATGACTTCACCGGTGTCCTCGCGCACGACGTCCGCGATGTTCCGCGGCTCGAACGTAATGCTCACAATCATAGCCACTCTCCTTTGAGTCCGACGCGCTTCGCGATGTGAATGTAGGACTTCATGCACATCACGCGCACGGCGTCCATCGTCGGCGTCCACTCGAGCGCGTATTGCTTCGCCCATTCCCAGGCGCTGCGTTCGCTCTCGAGCAGCAGTCGCACATCACGAAAGTCGGCAAATACCGCATGGTGAATGCCGGCCGTTTGCACCGAGTCGCGAAACGTCTTGCTCGCTTGGTCGGTCAGGTGTCCAGTCGGATGCAGCATGTGCCCCATTTCATGGAGCGGTGCGGCATACGATGTCTCGTCGGTCACCGGCAGGACGCGAATGAACGGCTTGTTCTTGAGGAGCACGCCGTCCTTCGTCATCATAAAGCCAGCGCCGGCTTGGTCAGGCCGCAGTTGCGGCTCGACGACGAGCTTGACGTTGAATGCTCGCGCGAGCTGTGTGATATGCTGTGCGTAGCGAGCGATACGCGCCGTGCTTTCGTGTGAGTTGTCCGTCATGTTTACGCTCCATCAATTGGTCAAACATGGTTGGGGCCGGTGCCACTCGATTCGAGCTGGCCGGCGCAATGCGCCGACCAGCGTCGTCCATCAGCCACTCGCTATTCGTCGTCGTCATCGTCGTCCTCCTCGTCATCGTCGTCCTCGTCGTCATCGTCTTCCGGCTCGACCGGTTCCGGTGCGTCCTGTGCCGTCGCACCACCGCTCGCGTCGGTCGCGAAGACCCGTCCGGTGCTCGGTGCGACATCGCCCTCGAGCAGCCCAATGATGACCGACGCGATCTTCTTCACCTCGCTTAGGTCGCCCTGGAGCATGGTGCCACCCGTCGCCGCGGCGAGCGCCTTCAAGTAGAGCGCACCGCCATCACCCGGCTTGCCGACGAACACGACATCGATGCGCCCGCCGAACGCGCGAGCTTCACTCATCGACTGGTCGCGCAGGTCGGGCGAGCCGTCCGAGACGACGACGAGTCGGGTCGCGCCGTATTCCTTCGCGAGCGGAATCGCGAGGTGCAACGGGGTGCCACCGTCCGGCTCGGGGACGACATCGACGAACCGCACCTGCGCGTCGTAGGGTCCGCCGAACGCAATCATCGGAATCGCTTCGGTCGCCGATGACTGAATCTGGTTGACCGCTTCGCGCAGCTTGTCAATCGCACGACCGCCGAACTGCGCGGGCGACAGCGCGACGGGGTTCGTCACGCTGCGAGCGAACACGGCGTCCATGTAGCGCTGGTGCGATGCGTTGTCGAGATATTCCCCCATCGACCCCGACGTGTCGATGAGCAACATGATGATCTCGGAGGCACGCTCGAGCTCGGACAGCGACTTGACTTCGAGGGACGATTCAAGCTGACGGCGGACAAGTTCGTTTGACATGATGTGCTCCACACTCAATCGGTTGTTTACGACCAGACCAGTTTCACGAGGCGCTGAATGGCGACGACGGTCGCGGCTTGCTCTTCACCCTGAGTTCCGGGTCGAACGATGCGCGCCTTGATGCCCTGGAGCTTCTTGAACTCGCTCTCCAGTTCAGGCGTTCGCACTTTGCTTCGCTCCCGGAGTTGCGCGTTGAGCGCACCCTCGAGCGCGAGTATCGCCGCGACGGACAGTTCCGATGCGCTCTTCGGCTTCGGAGGCGGTGCCACTGCTCCACCGGCCGACTTGCGGGTGTCGGGTCGCTCGCCGCAATTCGGGCAGTGCTTCCCGAACGGCGTGCTCTGTGTGAACGAGCAATTCACACACGACACCGTTTGATGCACGTGAGCGGCGGGGTCATACCCCATCGCTTTGTTCCAGTCGCTCGGCAAGCATGCGACGTGAAAGCGCTTCGACCCTTTCGGTTTGGCCGCGCACGTCACACACGGGAATCGATACGCCTTCTTCAGACGCAGTCGAGTGAACGGGTCACCGAGGTCGATGTGCAACCCGCAGCCGGCGCACTTGCTCCGCCGTCCCGCTTGAATGCCCTCGCTCTTCTTCACTGGTGAGCTTGTCCCGCCGGCGTGGAATCGACGCCGACGAAAACGATTGTATGCCATGGTGTCAGGGTCCTTTCAACCCATAGTCGTCTGCTTTCCGGCAGACCAACGGGCCGCATACGCGGACTTTGCGAGGGTTGCCCGGGTGGCCGGTGCCACCCGAGCTTGAGTGCGACCGAACTACTTCTTGGCAGCGACCGTCTTCTCGGCCTTCGCCTCCTTGACCTTCGGCGTCGTCTTGTCGATGGCCGCGGCGAGGCGGTCCTTCGCCTTCTCGATGGCCTGGTTCGCCTTGCCGAGCGACTGGAGCCCGTTCAGCTGAATGGGGTCCTTCTTGCCAGCCGCGATGGCGCCGTCGTAGACCACTTCGATTTCCTTGACGGCGGAGTCGAGAAGCGCGAGCACCTTGGTGACGTTCATTGTGATAACCTCCTAACGCGATGCACCGGAATGGCGCATCGACCCGTCCGGCGTTGGGACCGAACACGGGGTTTCACGCCGAGTGGCCGGTGCCACTCGACGCCCCTCACCCTTCAGAACTGGATGCGCTCGAACCAGCCGCATCGCGTGCACTCGAGAAACTCGCGCCCGTTTTCCGCATCAGCTCCGACGCTCTCGAGCGCATGCCCGTGAATCGTGCAAGGCAATGCTTCGACTCGCACTGCGATGGTGTCCCACAGAGCGCGCAGGCGAGGGAAGCGCACGCCGAGCTCGTGTTTGTAGCCGAACCAGTTGCTGTAATAATGTTCCGCGAAACCCTCGGTCATGTGCGTCCAGATTTTCTTCAACATGATATGCTCCAATCAGTAATCGATGGCGACATCGCCATCTTCATCCGTGCCGAGCGACACAACGTAAAAGCTCGTGTCGTCATTGATGCGAACCACCACTTGAATATCGTCGGTGCTTTTGCCGTTGGCCTCCACGATGTGAGTGAGCAAATTGAGTTGACGTGTGAACTCGGCGAGCGTCATGTTAACCTTTCCGGTGCATGCTTCGTGCACCACGCTCCGAACCGTCCTCTCGGTGCCACCCGAGTCGCTGGCGCACCGCACTTGCACTTGACGTCCTTCCAGCGCTCTTTGAAGCCGGTGTGATTGGGGAACAGCGGCCCATTCGCTCGGAGCGCGTTGCGACTCACGCGCATCGAGTGACCCTGAAAGCCGTGAGCTTCACCGTGAATGCTTTTCATGCGAGCCATGTTACACGTCCCAGCGCCACGACGAACGACCCTCAGCGCGCATCACCTGACCCTGAGCGCGTCGGCTGCTGATGCGGTCACGAATCTGTCCCGCGTCGCCCTGTCCCTTGAGCCGGAGTTCGAGGAACGGCTTGAGCGACTTCAACCTCGACATGCGAACGTAGACCGTCACACACTCGGTGACGTGGGGTCCCTTGCCGATGCGGACCGCTGCGCCGTCCTTGACGCGCACCGCATACGTCCGGTCGGTCGTGTTGGCGCGGCGTGCGCGGCTGATGCTCAGCGTCGGGATGCACCAGCCAAAGCCGGTCGTGAACCACAGCTCGAACTGCGATTCATTGTAATCGTGTCCGCTCTCGCCCTTGTAGAGCTTCACGCTCGAGTCATACGAGGGTCGGGCGAGGTCGCTCTTGAGCACGCCGGTCGGGAGTTCATTCGTTTTCATGGTGCCACTCAATTCTTGAAACGAGGTTAACGACGGGGTGCGGCCGGTGCGCCGCCATCATCGAGGTAGTCGGTGAGCTCGTCGAGCGCGTCCTGCGTCGTCTCCATGAGCTCGTCGTCGCCGTTCACGTCAGCGTGCTCTTTCACGTGGTGAAAAAAGCCCTGCACAAGTCGAAGCGCGTTCGGGTTGCAGTCGTCATGTCGACCCTGAAGCGCGTCCTTCACTTGCTCTTGCACAGCGCTCCCGAGTCGGTCGTAGGCCGTGGCGATGGCGATGATGCGTTCGAGTGTCATTTGCTCTCCTTCACGATGCGAGCGCGCATGCGGTTGATGTTATAGGTGATGAGCTTGCAACTGCCCGTGTCGAAGATGAACGCCGCGACGTAACCCCACGACTGCTTCTTGCTCTGCGCCATTTTCATTTCCATCCAGTCGATGGCGGGTGCCACTCCTTCGTTTTCGTGCGCCATGATTTGGCACGTCGTCGGTGAACCCGAGGTGCTGATGAGCGTGACGTTCAAGTATCGCATGCCGTGCTCCAATCAAGTCAGTGGTCGGTGCCACCCGAGCGACATGCCCGGGTGGCGGTGCAGCGCTGGTCAGTCGAGTTCGTCGTTCGCGTCGATGGCATCCTCGAGCTCGTCGATTTTATCTTCGGAGTCATCGATGTCGCTCTTGAGCTCTTTCACTTCGTCCTCGAAATATTCCACGTCGCACTCCATCGAAATGTAGTCCTTCAGGGCCGATTTCACGCCCTCTGTTTTCGCGAGTCCGAGCAGTCGCTTCGCATCGGCCAGTTCAGCCTGTGCAATCTTGAGGTCGTCCTTCGCCGTCGCGAGGTCGGAGCGATGTGTCTTGAGCGCTTTCAGTTCATTGCGGAGCTGTTGGTCAAGAACGCGGCGCGCTTTGTCGATTTGCATGATGGTCTCTCCAATTGACGACGTGTTGGTCGGTGCCACTCGCGTGGCGGTTAACGCTGTGACGCGGTGTGACGATACGCTGACTGAGTGACGCGGTCGATGAACGCCGAGTCGTCGCGCTCGACGCTCTTCATAATGTCGTTCGCGGCGTCGAGCAGCTGTTGCACGATGGCCGGTCCGAGTCGATACCCTGAACCCGTGAACCCCTTGAGCGCCGAGCGTCGGAGCTTCGACGCAAGTTCGAGTCGTGCATGACGTGTCGTTTTCATGTGTTGGGCCTTTGAACCCACGCACTCGGAATGAGTGCGGGTGTTTACGACGCGCTGTTCTCAGCAGCACGTCGTCATCACAATCGAGCTCTTCCCTGACTTCGGCCCGGTGCCACTCGCGTCGTTCACGACGGTGTGTCATGCGCGGGTCGATTTCGGTGTTGAGCGTGATGTCGCATCGGTCAACGCCGCTTGCGCGGCGTGCTGTCCTCACCGGTCGGGTCCGGTCTGATTGGGCAGCTCCAGTGTCATCGAGCCCCTTGCGGGCTCATCGTTTGTCGATTGCGACTTGTGCACTGCGCGGATGGCGGCTGAGCGCTCTTGCGACGGGCATTGCAATCGACGTGCGATGTGATGCGATGTTTGCTGGAAACTTTTGCTGTGGGCATGCGATGCATTTTCCGGTGCGCGGGCGAAGTCCGGTGCCACTCGACGCGATGAGTGGGCGGAGCATGGCCGCGGTCAACGTCATCACGCGAACGCGATGTGATGACGTCCCGTCAAACAATGCATCAATGAATTGTCAAACGCTGCTGAGCAGCTCCGCATTCGAGTGACGTTTCAATCCCGTGGGCGGCACGACGTCTTACGCACTGGCCCTCTGGCAATCGGCTCTGGGGCACGGGCGACGCGATGCACGTCACTCCAACGGTAAAGCAATGATACAAGGGTTCGAGCGTTGTCAAGGTGTGGGCGCCCACTTATTTTGGCGTTTAGTTTCATGGCCTTAGAGACTATTTTGGTGTGTCAAAACAGCACAGTTTGCATCACAAACCGCGTTTAACCCTTGTAAATACAGGGTTTTTCTCATATTTGGGAAAACATTAACGTTTTCTCACTATTGAGCTTTTATGCGTATTTCATTGATGATTCGAGGCTTTCGACGTGGGGCACTGGTATGACCAGTTGAGCCTCGATATACGAAGGGTTTCGTAGAGCTTCGACCCTCCGGAGCACCCCAACTGGCCCCGGAGGATCGCTTTTCTGGCGTCACCAAATGCTCTAGGCGCGCACCGGGAGCTTCGAACGTTCAACCGATGAGGGTGCGACAGAGCTGCCGAGCGATGCCCAGCGCGCTCTGATACTCGAGTTCAAGGGACTTGCCCTCCATGCAGCACTGCTTCAAGTAGACGACTAAGTCCAGCGCCTCCTGATACGCATCCATGACGGCGTTGCGGCCGTTGTTCGCTTGCAGATAGGTCCCGTATTTCCTGAACCCGAACTCCGCTCTGTCCCCGAGGTCGTAGGACATCGAACGCAGCACCGGATCGCTCAGAACCGCCAGGTCGAGCAACACCTGCTCTTGCACAAACGGCGATTCGCTCTTGAGCGGCGCCGGTTCTTTCTTGTCAACCCTCGAAGCCATCTGCACTCTCCGCAATGTGAGCATACACCAACAAATAACCGTGCGCGTCGACCATGTTGTCGCGCTTCGGCTTCATGGCCTGGCGTTGGAGCTTCAACCCGACCATCAGCAATGCCGCTTCCTCGGGCGTGATGTCACGCTTCAGAATCGGCGAGAGGATCCCGCTCCAGACCTTGGCGATACCGGAGTAGTTGTCGCGAGGTGTGCCGTAATCCGCTTGACGCTCGCCGTTGACGAGCGCATTAGCTTCGGCCATCTCGTTTTCGCCTGGCTTCATGCTTTCGTTTTCTCCAGCAGAATCGGCCACGTGCATGTGCGCCCACGATTCTTGTCTACGAGGAAGAGGGTTTGCTGCGGCCGTTCGTAATCGGCTTTGATGCTCAGCGCGAACGCATTGTAGCCGATGAGCGAACCGTTGCAGATGAACTTGCCGCCGTCTTTCATCTGGTGGAAATGCCCGAAGATGTCGAGGTCAGCGCGGCGAGCTTTGTCCCACTGTGAGATCGCCTTGAACGCCGGAATGAAGATGCCGCCGATGCCGCCGCCGTAGTTGATCGCGTGCCCGTGGTGGAAGCGGAGCGTCTGGTCGTAGACGTTCACGTAGCTGTGATAGCCGTCGGCGATGGTGAAGTTGACGCGCTTCTCGCCCTTGAACTCTTTCCGGAGTCCGAGATACATGAGGTATTCGAGTGAATGCCCGTTCTCCGCGCCGAATCGCGTGCGCTTCGTTGTCCTCGCATGGTTCCCTGAGTGCGCCACGATCTCGAGGTTGAAGTCGGTGCCGTCCAACAGGTGGTTGATCCCGCCGGCGATGAGATTCGAGGCGAACTCCACGGCGTGCATCGGCTGGAGCGCGTTGGCTTCTGCCGATTCGGCGTCGTGCAATTCGTTGCTGATGAAGTCGCCGAGCAGAGCCAGGACGATGGTCTTGACCTTGATGTCCTGTTGCAGGAGCTTCGTCAGCCGCAGTCCGCTGCCAAAGAAGTTCGATGCGCGTTTCTCCGCGATGTCCGGGTCGAAGCGATTCAAGAAGCTGACCTTGCTGGGTTCGACGCGCTCTTCCACGTGCCAGTCCGATGCGACGAGAACCACGGTCCCTTCAGCTGTGCCCGATGCTTGAACGGGCTTGATGTCCACCGGGCAGATCGTATTCCGTCCGATGTCGGTGACGACGCCGAGCTCACGCTCGAGCGATTTGATGCGGTCCAACGACGCGCCGTATTTGAGCTTGAACATGCTGAGCTGATCGCTCAACATTTTCACATCGCGGTCGGCCTTGACGCGAGCTGACGGCACAGCGGCCGCACGCTCCTTCTTCCAGCAATCCTGACAGAGTCCGCTTGCGCTCTCACGATTGATGAGCGTTGGACACAGCCGACACTTTCGATTTTTGGGTGATGGCACGAAGTCTCCTTATGAGGTGTAGTCGTTGCCGGTGAGCAGCATCTGACCCAATCGATGTGCGCGAGTGAGCCCGACTTGCGACGCCCACTTGGAGCTGTAGAGTTCTTGAACGGCTCGCGACCAGTTGTTCGCTTCAATCGCGGCCTTGCACTTGACAAACGTCTGTGCTCGCGTCCCCATGTTGAAAACGAGGTCAACGATGACACGCTGACGAACCTCTGTCAACCCTGAATATGCTGGCCACAACTGCTCGATCGCGTGCTCCACGCGGTCGATATCAGCTCGCAGGACAGCGCGAGCCTCGTCCATCGTCAGCTCGATCTCATCGAACTCGACATAGCGACGGCCGAGCACGATGTTGATGACATCGACGCCACGAGACGTCAGATTGTAGCCGACGCCGATCGTCCAGTTCTCGAGCGTGTCAAGATACGGTCGGGCCCGGAAGCCCTCGTGGAGGATGAGCTGGTCCTCCATGCGCTGCACGTTCACCATTTATGCTTCCTTCTGGATCGCTTGATGCACCTTGAGGACCCGCGTCTTCGCCAGATCGGTCAACATGCATGAGTGCAGCCGGATGCCGTATTGCGAAAGCTGCTTGTTCATCGAGTTCTTCAACTTCGTGTCGAGTGTGCCCTTGCGCTGCTCTTCCTTTAGCTCTTCCCATCCCATGCGGCAGCACACCTCGTGAATGCCGCCGAGTGCGATATCCGACGCGAGCTGCACCGCCGAATGACAAGACGTCAAGAGCTTCACGATGTCGGGCACATCGTAAATGAGCACGCCGGCTACGGTGAACGTTACGCCGTCCTTGCTCTCGAGCGTCTGCGTCACCAGGTTGTCGCTCTGGCGCACCGTCGGATACGTGTCGATGGTGGTGGTGATGGGCCAGTAGAAGTGAATGCCCGGACCCATCTCGACGACTTTCTTGCCGCGAACGAACTTGACGCCGCCTTCCCGGGGATCGAGGATGACCCACTTCGGGAAGAACGACGAGACGAGCTCGTAGAGTCGATTGAGCCACTCGAACATTTACTTCTTGCCCCAGCTGCCTTTGATCCACGCGCCGATCTTCCAACCCGTGCTCGCCGAGTCGGACGCTTCCTCGATGGCGTCGAAGTTCTTGCCGAGCGCTTCGTCCGCTTTGATGTCCATACCGATCGAGCCGTTGTCGTCCACGATGCCGCCGCTGACGGTGTTACGGTCGACCTTCGGTGCATCGGCCTTCGCTTCCGTGAGTGCCTTGTCGACCGCCGTGCTCGACAAATCGAGCACAGGCTTCGTGACGGAGATGGCCGGCGGCGTAAAGAGCGAGTCGAACAGTCCCATTGTCATCTCTCCTTGTATGCGAGTCCACCGAATAGGCGAACGAGCTTGTGCGCTGTTGCGCGTTTGAACCACGATGCGCCGAGCACGCGCATGCCGTCCTCGAGTGCCTGGTCGGCGTGGTCGCGTGTGATACGCACGCTCACCGTGCGGTAGAAGTAATCGTGAACGACGGCGATGCGCCCAATCACTTCGTCCATCGGGTCGAGCAAATTCCACAACGGCCGCGGGATGCTCGCAAAATCCGTGCCGAATCCCGCCGGCACTGTCACGCTCGGGTAGAATGCGCTCGTCGAAACGAACCGGAAGTTCGACTTGACGATGTAGTTCTTCCCGTCGAGGTATTCGATGTCGAGCTCGTCGGGGAACATTTCCTTTTCGGTCATTTTCGCACCGTGCTCATCACGTAGTTGACCCGCGCATCGTTCTGAGCTTGCGACAGTCCACGCACCCAGTAATATGTCGTCACCTCGAATGGAATCGCCGCGACCGGGCCGCGCGACGTGCCGGCGCTCAGGTAAAACGGCGGATTCGGATCGTCGTTCTTCGGCTGGTCGCTCGGCCGAATGTAGCGCGGGCCGAAGAGCCGGCCGTTGATTTGCCACGTCGAGTCCTGGTGAGGATTGTCCGGGTCGTATTCGATGAGCAACGTATCGTAGTCTTTCATGCGGCACGTCGGACACCAATCGGTCGGACCCTCTCCAAGCGGGATGTGGCCCGCGCCCATCTCGATCGCGAGATAGCAATCGGGGCAGAGCGAACGGAACTGCGCACCGAAATCGGTGATCTTCGAGACCGGCTCCCAACCGTAGAACACACCGTCCCATCCCTGAGTCAGGATGAGCGACATCATGCGGTCGTGGCCGAGCGCGGCGATGACCTGCGGCAGCTGACGCTGCGCGATTGGATATCCGTCGGTCCCGTCGCCGCCCAGGAAGATGACCGGCACGAGCCCAGCCGCGTTCACTTCATCGACGAGTGCGACGAGCTTCGAATAGTCGCCCGTCCAGTCGCGACCGCCGAAGCCCTTCGAAGGCGCGTAGGCGTTGCCCTCCTCGTTATAGAGCGGCGGACCGAACGGCAGTTGAATGAGCTGATGCGTATCACCGTTCCTGAGCTTGAGCGCATACACCGCCTGACGATCGGCTGGCTCATCGAGCCACGCGATGGCCGCATCCCACCAAGGCAACTGCCCGAACTGATGAGTGACGATGGTCAGTCCCTGCATCCCGCCGGTCTTGATATTGATGACCTGCGCGCGAGTCCTCGAGGGAACGGCTTGCGTGAGCTTGAGGAACAGGTCTTGACCAGGCGGCAGCGTGACGTCGGCGCACGCTTCCGTATAGCCGGGGAAATCTGCGCAAACCCGATACGTGTCGGGTCTGAGCATGTTGACGTAGTTGCCCGCTCCGTCGGCCACGCCACTCGGCACGCCCTGGTTGAAGCTGACAATCGCGCCCGGGAGTTTGTTCGGCTCGTTTCCAGAGACGCACGGATCGCTCGAGCAGACGTGGGTAAAGAGCTGCCACGCGATGTCCTTGACCGGCGTCGGCTTGGGCTTCAGGTTGACGGCGCACGCGCTCAGAAGAATCGCGAACAGAACAGACAGGCGCTTCATGGATCCTCTTTTACTTGACGAACAACGACTTTGCAGCCGTGACGAGTGAACGAACATCGGCGACCGTGACGCCGGCCGCTTCGAGAACCGCGAGCACTTCATCAGCGATGCGGAACTCATCCGCAACCGTGAGTGTGCCGCTCGACTTGATAGCTGTGAAATCGTTGTAGACCTTCAGCACTCCGAGAATAGCCGCCGGCGACAACAGTTTTGTCGCGAGTGTTGGATTGCTCTCGAGCAGTGCGATGACTTGCGTGAAGTTGATTTTCATCTGACGGGCCTCTGCGCGTGAGTTTCGCCTTCCAGTCCCGGGCCCGCGCCCGGGTAGTCGATCGAGAAAAAGATCGAGCCGTTCTGGACCCAAGCTCGAATGCGCGTGCCGAGCTGGGGATTGTTCGGGTCTACGATGTCGAAGACCGTTCCATCAGGCAAGTTCGCCGCTTTTGTCAACGTGAATACGTTCACCTGCACGGCAGCTTGCTTCGTGCCGGGCGTCGGAGGCGGTGGCACAGGCTTCGGCGGATCAATGGGGAACTTCGGCAGCTCCGACTCGTCGAACCACAGAATCACTTCCCGATTCAGCGGAAACTCCATGATCGCCGCGCTGAACTTTGTGCCGACGTGCGAGACGCGAATGAACCGGCAATCGCCCGGCTCAAGCACGCGCCGGTCGCTTCCCCGAACGGCGATCGCGCCGCCGTTCCCGCCCTGACCAATCGTTACATCAAGATACGCAGACCACTCCCAAAGGTTCAACGCGGGATTGGCATACGTCTGGTCGCCCGTCATGAGCACATTTCCGTCGGTCACAAAGCGCCAGCCTTGCGAACCGACGGAGCAGTTGCTGATGTGGAGCACGCCGTCATTGTCGTAAATCACCGGCGACACGCCGCACGCGGCGCCAAGCAGGTGATAGCCGCCGGACTTTGTCCACTCCCACGTGCCCTTGCCTGTCTGACTCTGGCCCGCAAACTTGAACTCCGGCACCTCGGTCATGCGAACGAACAGGATGCTGTCGCCGCCCGGGACGGGAAACGTTCCGAGGTGGGTCTTGACACCGACTCCGGGGACGTTCACAGCATACGCGCCATCCGGTGCCGCATCGCCATAGAACGCGCCAGGAAACTCCTGACGAGTCGATGCCCGTGCGGTTGATGCGATGAGTAAGAGAATGAGCGCGATGAGCTTCATGTAAATCTCCTTTAGAGCGGGTAGAGCTGGCCTTCGACCGTGATGACGACCTTGCTCGCCGCGTCGGCGATGCCCGAGAGGAAGTCCGCCACGTCGATACGCAGCTCACAATAGAAATCGAACTCGGCCTTCGCAGCCAGTGAATGGTCCTTGAAGATTTCGGTGCCGGCCGCCGAGCCGCCCGTCGCGCCGATGTAGAGCGTGAACGTGCGAGCCGAGGTGTCGGTGTTGACCACGTGAATGTGGTAAATCACCCCGTAGGTATTCGCGCTCGGGTTGTAAATGTTCGTAGCTGAGTTAGCGATATACGCTGGTCCCGCGAGTCGCTTGATGAGTCCTGCCATTGCTGCTCCTTACTTTGCGATGCCGTAACAGCGAACGATGCCCGAGGTGATGCTCGGCGTTCCTGTTGAGAATAGAAATTGGAAAGCGTTGACGGCCGTTGCCGACTTGTAAACTCCTTCAGTATCAGCGCGCTCGAGCGGCCCCGTTGACGCAAGATACATGAGATTCATCAACACTCGTTTGTAGATCGCCGAACCCGGCGAATAGAGACGAATCGTTCCGCACACGCCGTAATTGGCGTCGTTACTACAGTCTGCACTATTTCGCATAGCGATCTGCGCAACGGGTGAGCTCGGCGCTTGTCCCGCCGCAGCGCTGCCGTTATGCGCCCACGCGAACGTTGCACAGGCATACAAGCTCGACGAGTCGAACGACGAGCCGCCGTTCGTGCTCATTCGCATCCACAAGTCGACCGCGTTATTGACCGGAATGAGATTCAGAATCTCAATCAGGTATTCGTCGAAGTCCGTCTGAATCGTCGCGCCGCTCGTGCCCGCCGCATTGCGCGTTGTGAAGTCGACGGTATTCGCGGAGCTTGGCGAATGCGATTCGAGCAAAACGAGTCCAGTGCCCGCTGCACCGGTTGCACCCGTCGCGCCGGTTGCACCCGTCGGTCCTGGAATCGGCCGTCCTTGAGGTCCCTCGTCACCCTGCCGTCCGGGAGGACCAGGAGATCCATTTGAACCGGCGGCTCCAGCCGCGCCCGCAGCTCCGTCCACACCGATGCGTCCGGGCGGCCCGGGTCGACCGTCTTCACCGTCTCTTGGCCGTCTCGTGAGCCAAGCAGGGATGTCTTTGATTTGCGACCAACGAATCTTTGCTTCCATGTCGGTCCTTAGTAAACGTAATCAACAACGAGCTCATCACCCGGTTGCGGTGCCGTTCCCAACGTCAACGTCGCGGGCGATGACTCAGTGTAGTTGATACTGAGCTCCTGCCGAACGCCGTTGATAAAGAGCCGTGTCGAACCCGACACGTAGGAGTGCAGCGTCGTAAAGATCGTGTTGCTTCCGTTAAGCGTGCCGGCTGGGACTTCGTTCGGTGCTTGTGTGAATGTCGATCCACCGCCGCCCGTTCCGCCACCGCCTCCTGAAGTCGCTCCTGTGCTTCCCGAACCGGCCGCTCCGCCTTGCGAGACAAGCGCCACGTTCCGAATGAGATCGTCCAAGCTGAACATCACATTGCTCGCCGTGACCGTGTAGCGAGGTTGAAGCGTGTGGTCGCTTGTATAGTCCCATTGGTCAATCTTCACTGTCTGAATGAGCAGCGTGCCGCTATACGGCGGACTGCTCAAATTGATGTTGACGAGCCGGCCCGGAAAACTTTTCACGTCTCGAGTCGCATACTGCGCGGTCACGATGGGCCGAGAGAAGAGCGCGAGCTCGGCCACCGCGCGGTTCGCGCACTGTGAGGCCGTCGTCAACGCCGTATCGACGATGGTGTATTCGTGGACGCCGTCACCATCTTCTTGCTCGGCGAGCCACGCTTGAGCAGCTGCATCGTCCTGCTGCACCCAGAGTCCCACGATGTCCCCGATGGCGATATTCACCGCGAGCGGAGTCAGGATGTGAATCGAGGTTGTCGTGACGGAGTCGTAAGAATATGCTCGGTCCTTGATGAAGACCTGTCCGGCCGTTCCGATGAACGGATGGTTGAGCGGGAGCTGAACCGTGTGTCCGCCAGCACTCGCTGCGGCCGTCGCGCTGACCGTCGCGCCGCGCACGAAGACGCGATTGCGAATCTGCGTCTTGTCGTATTGCACTTGAAACGGCGGGTCTTTCAGCAGCAACACCGACGAGTCGGTCAGATCCTCGGGATTGTTCCCGTCGTTCTCCGGGTTCGGTCCGGGCGTCGTGCCGTAGCCCAACGGAAGATCCGAGAAGACCGGATTGCCCGTCGTGCCGCCAGAGAACACCCACTCCGCAGATGTCGCGGTGTTGTCGGCGACGAAGAAGTAGCCGAGGTTCTGTCCGGGCGCCGTGAAGTCCGCAAAGTCCGGAGTTGTAGACGGGCCCTCCGTGCACCAATAGACTTTCCTCGCGATACACGGCATGCTGTCGCTTGGTCGAGCGAGACCCGTCGTGATTACGACGTGCGGCACATGATTGCCGTCTGCATTGAAGACGCTCGATGACGGGCTCGCATCGCTTTCCTGTCCGTCTGCGTAAAGAAAACTATACGCAAAGACGAACTTGTAGGGCGAATACGAGAACGCCGGAGAATAGTCGACACCATTTGAGACAGTGGGCGCAGAGACGGGCCCCGGTTCCGGCGTCAACGCTTGCGGCGGAATATACCCAAAGAGCGGCTCGAACGCACCGCGTCCCCAGACATACGTGATACCACCGATCGTTTCCCAAACTCCACCGTAGTTTGAGCCCGTGACCGAGGTGGTTGAGTTGTCAGGGATGTTGAACCACCCGAACGGTGAGGTGTTCCGATTGCCGGCCGATCCAGTGTCGAACTCCGGTCCCTGAAACCAACCATAGATTCGGCGAGCGACGACGTTATGGCCGCTAACCGGCGAGCCCGTTGGGATGCTGCTGAAGTCGATTTTGTGATCGCCGTCGACTCGGAGTGCCGTCCACTCACTATACTTCGACAGCTGGCCGTCATCGTAAACAAACTGACACGCGAACAGATACGCGCCGGGCGTGAACGATGCGCTCACAAATCCAGGCGGAGGATCGATGATGCTCGACGACTGCGTGACCGTCATTTGCGAAGCTGCACCAGCTCGCGTCGGAACCCCAGGACCGATAACCGTCGGCAGCGTCGGCGGATCGATGTGATAGACGTGAACGTCGTTATTGAAGTCCTTATACCAGCGGCAGTTGCCGGCGAGCTGTACAGCTCGCGTCACAGCTTGATCGAGCGTCTCTTCACCCGTGAACGTGATGGTGATGCGCGGCAATCCCGTCTGCACGTGATTCGTCGTGAAGTCCGGCGCGTAGCCGTGGACGAGCGTGATGATGACGGTGTCGAGCGCAATCGCAGAAAACGATCCGAACGGCCGATGCTTGTTGAAGATCCAGCTTCCGTCGATGCCCGTCACCTGATGGACGAGCTGCGTTGGCTGTTCCTCGTAAGAGTCTACGAACGTAGCGATCGAGCCCTTGAAGATCGGTCGCGAGGTGATGGGATCGTCAAGCTCGAACTGGCTGAACTGCGGCTCATCGTTTTCAGTGAGCTGAATCGAGTTGCCACCCGGGTTCAGCTGTGTGCTCACCGCCACGTCGGGATCTCGACGCGGGTCGATGACCAACGAGGTCGGGACGGTGTATGTGAAGATGACGGGCATTATTGAGCCACCACGTTCACGGGCCCGGCGCCGCTCGGATTCGGCGGTGTCTGTCCGCTCATGTGCTTCGAATCAGTCCACACCATGCTGGTCGCTGCACCGTCCGAACCGAAAATGATCTGGGTCGTCGGCGTGAAATACAGTCCCGTGACTGTGAAGACCGTGCCGCCTTTCCACGTGCCGGTATTCGGCGTGATGCTGTTGACGATCGGCACGACGCTCTTGACCAAGAACTCCATGAAGACGGCGCCGGCGTTCACCTGAACGGTGCCCTGCTGCGTAAAGCCGTATTCGAGCGCATCGAACTGCGCGATGGTTCGCACTGTCCAATCGTAGGCAGCTCGATAAAGCGGCGCCGTCGGATACCCAACGGGAATCACGGGATACGTCGTGATGGTGTTGACGACGCTGCCGTTGATGGTGACGTCTACGTTCTTGGTGCCACTTCCGCTGTGACGGAGCCAGCCGTAAATCTTGATGCCGTCAACTTCATTGCCCGGAACGTCGAACCAACTCAGATCGCCCTTCTGATACGTGACTTTCTGTCCGACGGCGGTGCCGGCTTGAAACGTGTCGGGCGATACGCTCGGCGGCACGTCTTGCACGTTCACGTAGGTGTTGGTCCACTGATTGAATGAGCCGTTCGCGGTCACCGGCGCCGGCAAGATATGAGTCGCAACGGGCATCGTGATGGCGCTCGCCGCATCGGAACCGTTCGCGCACCAGTTGACGAAGTCATCGAAGTCCGCAGAGAACGTCGCGTTGGTGTTTTGTCCGAATGCGAACTCCGGAAGACTGATCGCTCCACCGTTGACTTGCGTCACGCTCGTGATTGAGCCGCCATCGACCTGCACGGTCCACGTGTTCGTTGACGGCGTTCCGCCATCGCCCGTGAAGACCAAGTCGATCTGATGCCACAGACCGTCGACTGCGAGCGTCGGTCCGTTCACGCCAGCATGGCCAACGAAGTTGATGATCAGCAGACCGGTGTTGTCGATGAAGAGGTTTGTCAGTGTTTCCCACTGAGCAAGCACCACCGAACCGCTCGCCGGCAGCGTGTTGATCCGCATGAAGAAGCGCGTATGGGCTCGTGTGAACGCTCCGCCAGGCGCTGACTGATTCTGAATGATGCCATCGCCAGCAACACGAGCTTCGCTTCCCTGCGCAGATGGGTTCAATCGAAGAAACCAATCTCCGGTGCGCGCGAGCGTCGTGTTATTCGTGATTGCACAACCGGCTTCGAAGAGGTCGAACTCGTCGCTCGTCCCCATCTCAAACCCGGTCATGTTGCGTTCGAGTGCCATCTTTTTACCTCGAAGCCTGTGGCCACTGTCTACCGAGGAACGCCGTGTTCATCAGGACTTTCGAAACTTCCGTTGCCACAGCTCTCGGATCCGGATTGCTGATGTTGAATGCCAACCCGCCTTGAATGTTCACGCTGTTCGAGCTTGTTGCGAGCGGCGATGCACCGTTTGTCACGACAGGATGCGAGGTCGTTGTCGAGCTCGCGGTTCCACCAGCGCCTTTGTTATTGAGCAGGTCCTGCACCGAGGTGTTCGCGTAACTCTGCGTTCCGGGCAGCGTGACGACGCCGTTCTGAATCAGCTGCTGCAAGTTGTATCCAGCCTTGATGAGCTGTTCGATCTGCTCCACCGTCGCGTGAATGGCCGCACCGGTATTGTTCGATAAGAAGAAGCCAATGCCGCCCGGCGTGCTCAAATCGTATTCGACCGAGTGCGACATCTCCGCATTGAGCTTATCTTCCGCGGCAATCGCGTCTTTGAGGGACTGCGTCACCATGTCAACGGAGTCCGCAGCCTTCTTGTTCGCAGCCACGGCCGTGTTGCCGTAATCCATAAACGCATCTCGCGCCGCGAAGACCGCGTCGTGCAGCTTGTCGAGGAAGTCGCGGTTGTAGTCGCTCGCGTGCGAGAGCGCTTCCTCGTAGGTCTTCGTAGCCGAGTCGAGATTGTCCTGCAACTTCTGACGCGAACCGTCGTAGAGCTTCGATGTTTCGAGCCCGATTTGATCGAGCTTTTCTTTCGCCGTCGCTTCGATAGCCGCATAATGCTTCGACCACGCGGTTGTAGTCAGGTCCAGTTTGGAAATCTGATCCTGCTCCCACTGCGTGATTGCCTGTCGCTGTGCATCGAACGAGTCGCCAGCGCGCTTCGCAACGAGCGTGTCGTAGGCTTCCCACGCGGCAGCCGCTGCTTCGATCTCTTTCTTGTTCGCAGCGACGTTGAGTGAGTTGTCCTTCAAATATTTCGAGTTGTCGTCGAGCGCCTTGCCGACTTTCTGGATGATGTCGGCATTCTTCTGGTGCACATCGATGGCATCTTTCTCGCCGTCTCGCGCCGTCTGCATCGCGTTCTGAACGATGCCGATCGTCTTGCCGACTTTGTCGAGCGCAGCATCCCACGTCGCTTCGGTCTTTGCGTTGTCCTCGACCTGCTTCTCGCGCTCGGCCATCTTGTTATAGAGACCGTCCATGTCTTTCTCGAGCGCGTCGATGGCGCCCTTGAACGCCGTTCCGGGCGTAATCTTGTCGAGCGCCATCAGGACGAGCTGCGCGCCGGCTTCGAACGAATAGACAATCGCATCCCAACCGGCGGCGATGTGATTCCACAGGTTGTCGAGCAGCATCCAGCCGCTGATGAAGCCCTTGACAACGCCGATCGCCGTCTGCCCGAAGCCGACGATGCTGATGGCGATGTCTTCGATCTTCTTGATGGTCTTGTCGATGAGCGCGGAGTTGTCTCCGCCGAACGTCTGCTTGAGGATCATGTCGAGCGCTCGGATCCCCTGCTCGAGAACCGGCGAGCGATTGATTCCGACCTCGACCTTTTCCTCGAAGTTGCTCAGCCACACTTGCGCCTGCTGAATGCGGTCCGCGAGCGTGAGATGAGCTTCGCCAACGCGATCGGTGACCGTCGCGAGTCGGCTGAAGATCTCCAGTCGAATCGCTTCGACTTTGCCTTCAGCGCTCAGCTGACTGACCGTCGTGCCGAGGCTCGCTGCGAACTTCTCTTCAGCTGCGACCTGATCGATGCGTCCGATGAGCGACTGCAACGAGCGTGCGCGACCGGTGAGCAGCGCTTGATTGACTTTCTCCATCGCATCAGCGAGATCGATGCCCTGCGCTTTGGAGAGCGAAAGCGAAGCCTGTCCGAGCAACGTCGTTTGGTCGGCCGTGAACTTCAATCCAGCGGCGATGTCCTTGTTCTCGATCTTCATCAACTCGAAGTCAGTCACCTGACCTCGCGTGGCATCGCGCAATTTCTGGAGCGCATCGTATCCGAGGTTCGCGCCCTTCTCCAAGCTCTCGAACGTGGTCTCGATGCCCTCAGCTTTGCTGCCCTCAAAGACGATGTCCTTGAGGACGTCGAGCATGACCTCACCAGCGGCTTTGACTGCAGCGATTGCGGCTTCGACGCCGAAGAAGCCCGTGATCATTGACGCGGTCGAGCCCGCGACCGTGTTCCCCAGCGCCTCAATCTTTGCTTCGATTGACGCGAGCGGGTCGGAGAACCGATCGTCGAGCTCGAACGTGCCTGAGATTATGCCGACGCTGACATCACCGGCCATTATCGTTTCCTCTTCATCGCCGCGTTTGCGTCCGCGACGATCATCTGTGCCATGAACTTCAGCTCTGCGCTCGAACGAGCCGGCGTCGGAGCATCCTTCACGGTGCTTGGTGTTTCCATCCTCGGCTCATCGCCAAAGGGAACTTTGAAATCCATCCAGGTATACGGTTGCTTGCGTCGATCACGATCACGCTTGATCTCGCAGAGCGTGGCTTGAATTGACGCCGACCGAATATCATCCCTGGTTTCGTCGAATGGCTCCAGCTCAGAAAAAGCCATCCATTCAATCAGCAGCTTGTGCGACATCGACCGGAGCATCCGATCGACGTCCCACACGCCGAGCTTTACTGCAAGACGGAAGGCGAAACGGCGGACTGAGCCCCGCTTGAGACGTTTTTTGCGGTCTTCTTCGCGTCGTCCTGATTCATGCCGTTGAGTTCGAGCACGAACTCGATGAGCTTCGCGATGTTGCGAGGGTTCCGCTTCTTGAACTGCTCGACAAGCACGTTGAACTGCTCTTCAGTCTGCGCGGCCCGTGTCTTGTCCTCGTTGACCAGCGAGCGCACGACGAGCTTGATGCCGTTGAGTCGCCGAGCCGGTGTGCCGATCGACTGCGCGACCGTCTCGAAGTAATCGTAGATGTCGCCGGCCGAAACGGAGCCGAACTGGAAGCCCTGGGACTCGCCGTATTCCGTGTCATCGACGGCCAACAGATCTTCAATCTTCATTCTAGTCTCCTGCTGAGTAACGCTTGATTGCGTGGATGGTGAATACAAACGAAGTCTGGTCGTGCGAGTCCGCGTTCATGTCCTGCGGCTCTTGCAACGGGTTGATCTCGCGGTAGAACGTCGCGGTGCCACTCGATGCGCCAACTTTCACATTGCGAATACCGACGAGCTTGTCGTAAGCTTTGCGAGCCGTTGCATACGCGAGGGCGGGCGTGTCAGCTCGAGCGCGGATCTGTGCGCCGACATGCACGTAGCCCGGTCGAATGACGCTGTTCTGTGTGCGCTCGGGCGGACCGGCCGACGTTTCGGTCAACGCGACGGTGCCACTGCCCGCGAGCCGCGGAACCGTGCCCTTCGATGTCGCAAACAGATCGGTATTGAGCGCGAAGCCAGGCGTCGGCGCGTCGAGCGGAAGCGTTGAGTCTTCCAGCAAGAGAATCAGATCGTCGAGCCACGCCATTACGGTTGTCCTTTCATCGCTCGATTCAAGTCGACTCGCGCCGCAACACGACCGGCGATGGATGTCCGACTCTCGAGCAACGGAGCTTCGATGAACTTCGCCTGCCCAACTGGGTGAATCGCAACCAAGTTCTCGTGGACCCAGAACGCATACGGCGCAGCGGGTCCACCGCAGACAATCATCGTCTTCGTCTTCTTCCCTTCAACGATCGGGCCGACAACGAAGATGCTCGCGCGCAGCGCGCCGGTGTCAACGGGACAGAGCTTCTTGCACTCCGTCGCTTCGACTTCCGTCTCCTGATACAGCGCTCGGCCCACTTCCGTCGGCGCTCCCGTTCGGAGCGACTTCAGGTTCTTCTTGAACTCGGCGGCTCCGTTCAGCGAGAATGCGATCATGGACTCTCTCGAGCGTCTTGGCGTAGCGCTGACCGATATTTTCCCACCGAAATTGCGGTTCGCTCACACGCTGAAGCCCACGGTGGGCGAGCACCCCGCGAGACGTGCGGTTGGTGTAGAGCTCGTGCAAAGCCCCCACAATATCATTTACGTTGGGCGTGCCACCAAGTTGCCCGTAAACGTCGGGCATCACGCCTTCACTCGCCACCGGAACGAGCTTCACGGTATTGCCGGCCCACTCGGGAATCGCCGAGTATTCGGTTGCGATATTCGCTTTCCCGCATGCCATGCTTTCCATTGTGGTTAATCCCCATCCCTCGCCAAGAGATGTGGAGAGTCCCACGTCGCTCGCTTGAATCGTTGCGAGGAGGTAAGCGTGGCTTGCTCCCTGATAGACATCCACCGGTTCGGCATGCACGACGCGCTTCGGGATACCGCAGTATTGCGTGAGCCCATCGACATCGAGCTGGATGGTGCTGCCCTCCATCGCGTGGAGATACAGGAACGCATCATCGATGTAGTAATCCTTCACCCACTTCGCGAACGCGATGATGCTCAGGTCGAGCCGCTTGCGGTGCTGATTTCGATTGACGTTCAGGACGATGAAGCCCGCCTCGACGTCCTTCGGCAGCTGCAATCGACGCCGAGCTTCCGACGTGCTGCCCGGCTGAAAGGCTTCGAGGTCGACGCCCAATGGGATGACGCTCGCCGTTCCCGTGTAGCCGCCCTTGCGAGCTTCGTCGAGTCCAAACTGCGTCCAGAAAATCGCGTGATCGAGACTCTTGAGATAATGCCCGCCCGGATTCTTTCCTTCGACCGCGATGATGCCGACGATTGGAGCAGTGCTCCATTTCCGGATACGCTCGGTGTATGCGGGCACATGCCAAGGATTCGTCTGGATGACGATCATATCAGGGGCTTCACGCTCCAGGACGAACCTGAGTCGACCTAGGCCGAGCGGATGCGAACCTGGTTGCTGCGCCGGATACACCTTGTAGGGTTCCGAATGAGGATCCCCGTGGTAATTGACGCCCAGCACGACAGCATCGTGGGACTTTATCACCTGCTCGAGAATCTTCGAGGTGCAGCGACCAAAGCCGCTTGCCACCACGGCATCACCGATCCAGAGGATCTTCATTCAATAATCTCCACGTGAAGAAAACGACTTCAGGACGAAGCCGCGGACCAATCGATACAATGATATACGTTAGCTGCCCTTGGTGATGTTCCCCAGCATGACCTTCGGTGCGAACGGTTGCTTCGTGACGGGATCGTTGAAGCCGCCGATATCCACGATCGGTGCCGTCTGTCCGTCGTCGAGAACAATCTTGTCTCGCGGGTCAATCGGCGAGACGCGGACTTTTCCAACATTCGGCGTCACGCTCGGAATCGGCTCAACGAACTGCACCGTCGCGAGCACCGTCGCGAGCCGCCCGCCCATCGTGCGAATGAGCTTCGACTTCTTGCTCACGAACGGTCGGAGCAGTTGCGGCGTGCCGAACGCATCCGTGCCGCGACCGTCATCGCCAATCCACGGCGTCCACGTGACGGTGGTCTTGACACCGTCGAGCAGCTTCGAGATGAGCGGCACTCCGAGGTTGGAGAACAGTTCGCGTGGGAATGCCATTACGGTCTACCTCGATTGCCGAGCGAACCTCCGAACGACTTGAAGATGAGCGGACGCTTGATCGTCGGCGCCGTATACCACGACTGGAGCAGCATACGTCGAACAACTTCCGGCACCGCGTTGCTGATCCAGTTGAACTCCGGCGAATGCAATCGAGCCCAGATGTCCGCCGACTCGATAGTCTCGAGCGACGCTCGCTGCATGCGGAGGTCGAGGTCGCCGGCTCGCACGCTCTGAACCTGGAACTTGTCCGCATCGTTGTCTGCGAGGCGATCCGTTGCGAACAACTGACCAGCGAACTCGCACACCGCTTGCTTGAGCCGAATTGGAATGCACAACGGGTTCGTCGGATCGTTCGGGATCAGATTGCCGTTGATGTCGAGCATGCCGTTGCGCGGCCAGATGAGCGCTTGCGGCGGCACGGTCACCGGCGTATTCGACCCGCCCGTCCAGAGAAACGACTCGTCGGTCAGGAGCGTTGCAGCCATGAGCGACGACTGAATCTCTTGCGTCGTCGAGCCCGCAATCCATGCTGGCTGCCGATTCGGCCATAGTGACCAGTAGTCGGTGAACTCAGCGACACTCGGATACGAGTTCGCGAGTGGATCGCCGGGAGTGCTGTTGAATGGCACGTGAGCTCCTGTTAGAAAAATTGCCCGACGCCCATCGTTTCTCGGTCCTATGCCGAGTGATTAAGCGTCGGGACTAGTTTAAGCTCTTCAGCCTCCGACGGCGATTAGCCGTTCAGGTGGTAGATGCCGCAGCGGTGAGCCGCGTCCGAGCGCATGAGCGGGATCCCGATGGCGAACGCCTTGAAGTTGATCTGGAAGCCGCCGTATTCGTCCCACTGGACGGTCTGAAGCGGTTCTCCCTGGACCCACGCGGCGACGTCCACCGTGTCCTGCTTGATGACGACGTTGCCGGAAGGCAGCTGGTCAGCGACTCGGATTCCGTTGACTCCCTCGATCTGGAGCAGACGGTTGCGAATCGACTGAATGTTCGCCGTTCCCGGGTTGTAGTCGTTATTGATCACGACACCAGCGTCCGCGGGGACGTAGATGGTGTAGGGACCATACATGCGGTTCGTGACAGCCTGGAGCGTCTTGAAAGCGTTGAGCACGTCCGTGAGATACGACGTGCCGGCTTTCGAGGGATCGCCCCAGTGCTTGTGGCCATCGAAATTCCCCTGCTTGCGGTCGGGGAACGTCGTGTAGCCGTAGAGCGGGAGACCGCCGAACACCGGACCACCCTGGAAGAGCATGAACTCGAGGGATTCCGCAACGCGGCGTCCCGCCTGACGAGCGCCGGTCGTGTCGAGCGGCTCGCCCTTCTCCCGCGACGTGGTGAGCTGTCGCAGGTTGATGAAGAAGTCCTTGTGGGTGATCGGCAGCGGCAGCTGATTCAGGTTGAACTCCTGACGATCATTTGCCGTCCGTGAAATACCGTCGAGCGAAATGCTCGCGGCGTCCATGTTGGTGATCTGCTCGTAGCCGAACACGGTCTTGCCGAGCGCGTTCGGGACGTTGCGCGTGAGACCCGCAGCGATGAGGTCGCCGACTCCGACGAGTCGGATGACCGCTTCCGCGACGAGCGCGTCATCGAAGAACTTCCATTCCTCGTGGCGCAGGGTATCCAGGGTCCGCAGAGCCGAGGTCGCAATGCGCCCCGTCTTCGCGAACTCTGCCTTGAGGGCCGCCGTCGCCCAGCGTCCGGAGCTTGCTCCGAACAGGGACTCGGCAGCCGCGACGTTCTGTTCCATTTGACTTGTCTCCCTTTATCTTCCGTTGTGTGAATGTGTCAACACTTGTCTACAAGTGTTACACGAACTGAACGCGGACGGCCGTTTCCACGGAGACAGCTCCGAGGTTCTCGAGCGAACGCGCCATGAAGTCAGCCGGGGTCGAAGTGGTCGTGAAGAGTCCGCCGCCCGCCGAAGTCAGATAGCTGTCTTCGTTGACGGTCGTGCCTGACGGCACGTAGACCACCGCTTCGTCGCCGCTGTCGAAGGTCGCGACCTTGACCACATCGCCGGAGGCATACGCCGCCGCGATGGTGCCCGAGCCACGATACTTGTCGTCGATACCGACACCGAGCTCGTCTCGCTCGACTGCCAGCGCACGGACGCATCCGGCCGTGGCCGTCTGCTTCAGCAGCAGACTGACGCCCTTGACCAGATATCCGGGCTTGATGCTCTCCTGCGCGGTCCCGTATTCGTTGAACTCCGGGTCGCCACGCAGGACGATGGAACGCTTTGTTGCCATTGTCTCTTTTCTCCTCTGACCTTACTGTTGATCCGTGCTGCCCTTATGGGAGCAGCGTCTGTGAACCGCTCGGACGAATCGAAATCGCCGCTTCGAATGCGCCGTCGACCGGAGCCTTCGCTGCGATGTTCGATACGAAGCCGCTGAACTGCCAGGTTGCGCCGTCCGCGAAGTCGATCTCGTAGTGATCCTTCGAGCCGGTCGCCCAGGCATCCAGAAGCCCGCTGACGGTTCCGTGAGTGACCTCGCCGCTCGGGAGAAAGTTCACGTTGAACGTGAGCTCGCCCTTACGACGAATGCCGACCACGTAGCTGTCATCCGCCGAATTGTGCGTCGTCGTCTCGATCGGTTTGCGGGTGAGCGCCGGCGCGGTGATATCTTTCAACTCCGCGATCGGCGTCCCATTCCGCTTGATGATCGTTCCGTGAGCTGAGATGCCGTTGCTCTCAGCGCCATTCGGGAATACAGGCATGTGTGCCCTCCTTTACGAGAAGATTCTGCGCGATGCAGAATTACTTCTTCGCCCTCGCTGCGCGAATCGCTTCGCCCAGGTCGGTCGGAGCCGGAATGCCTTCCGGCGCATCCTTGCGGGTCGTGCCCGCGCCGCTGTAGTCCCGGATCTCGCCGCCGGTGAGGGCGACCAGATTCTCGAGCTGATCGACCGGCATCGCTTCGAGCTGCTCATCCGTGAACTTGCTCTTCGGATTCGCCTTCAGCGACTTGATCGATTCCGCCTTGCGAGCCTTCGCCGCCGCAGTGGCCGCGTTGATCGCCGTGCGGGTGTCCGGATCGGCCGCTTCGAGCAGTTCCGCGAACGTCGCTGCCTGCGCCGCCTTCGGATCCTTGCTGCCCTTGGCCTGGTCGACCTTCTGGGTCGAGCCCTTGCCGGCCGTGCCGTCTTCGCCTGCGGGCGGCGTCGAGTCCTTGGCCGCTTTCGCTGCCATCGTCCCGGCGTAGCCGTGCAGTGCCGTGTGCGCGTCGGCCATCTTTTTGATGACCTCTTCGGCGTCCGCCTTCGTGGCGCACACCTTGAACTCCGACCCCTGACCGAGTGCGGTCAGGATCTTCCCGTTCTTCGACATGACCTTGAGCTGTGCATCCGTCAGGGACTCGAGAATCGCCTTGTCCTTGACCGGGCTGTGCTCGCAGGCCATGAGCGCCGTGATGCGCTCTTCGCGAGTCTTCATTGGTTTTTTCTCCGCGGCTTTGGGGCCGCACCCGCAGGGCTTCTTTGTGGGTTCGCTTGCCGGCGCACCTGCCGCCGCACTCGCGATCTTCGCGGCAGCTGCCGCTTTGACTTCGTCTTCCGATTCTTCGACCGGTTCGTAGGTCGTCACAACGGCGACTTCCTTTTCGTCATCGTTGAGCGTCACGACACCGTCTGCGCTGAGCGAGAACGTGCACTGATACAAGCACGTGTTCGGTCCCATCGACATCGCGCCCATGTCCGTCTTTTCCCACACACGATAGACGACCGTGTTTGGGTCCGAGACCGGATAGAAGGCTTCGATGCCCAGGACATTGGGCTCGTCTTCCTGAATCGCTTCGAGCAATCGCTTCGACAGGTCCGAGCTCGTCATCTCGTCAGGCGACTGCTGAATGCGGAAAAAATCCCGCGCTTGCTGCATCAAGCGCGCAAAGGCGCTCGCATTCTCTGCTGACATCGCAACCCTCTTTGTCTTTCCGTTTGAATCAGCCGTCATTTGTTCCCGAGTGGCTTCGGCACCGTGAATCAAGTTCGCAATCGCCTCGTGATGGTCAGCCGCTTCGCGATGCGCGCTCGTCGCTTCGCTGTGATTGCCACCGCGCGATGCTGCGCTCGCACGACCGGCAGCTTGAGTCGCGTGCGACCCGTGCGAGGTGTTGACGTTCGCTTTCTGTGAGCCCGCGTTCGCTTTGTTCGTCGCGTTCTGCGCGGCGAGACTCTTTTCATGAGCGGTCGTGTGTGCGCTGATCTCGTTGTTCTTCCCGGCGACCGTGCCCGTGTTGTGGCTGCCGGCGGCGACGTGCGCGTTGCCCGCTGCTCGATGAGCTGCAGCCGCTTCCTTGTGCGCGTTCGCCGTGCCCTTACTGCCATACTGATTCGAACCGTTGCCGATCGCTGCACGAATCCCGCAGCCCATGTTGATCGAGCACGCGCCCTCGTCGCCCGCTGGGAGCAACGCAAGGTGGTCGCTGATGATGTCGCGCCACTTGCCCTTGTAGGGCGTGCCGTTCCAGTCCGCTTCTTCATCGTCGGTGTCCACGAATGCGCCGACGCTGATTTCGATGGACTCGAGGGCTTCAATCCGCTTGAGCAACGACGGCGCTCGATCACGGCAGGCGGTCTCATCGATCCACGCTTCGCCGGCGAGCTTGTCGTCGGCCGTCGCGTTGAACACCGTGCCAATCTTTTCCTTCGCGAGAATCTCCGGCAGATTGCCCGAGACCGGCTTGCCGTTTCGCATCGGGTGACCGTGGAAGATCGGCCGGCCGTTCCAGGTCTTCGGCTGCTTGCCGAACTCCTTGGCCGTCACGAGCTCCGCGTTCGCCGCATTGATGGCATGCACGACACCTTCGACGAGCATCACGACCGGCACCACAAGGTGCGGCCGGCCTTCGAACGTTTCTTTGCGAACCGTGTAGCCGCTCGAGTCGGACATCGCCATGTGCCGCATGGAGATGTGCAGCGACTCTTGCTGAGCTTCGGTCGGATTCTTCGCAGCCTTCGGCTCGTTGGCGTAGAGCGCGGCCATGTGCTTGCCGGCTTCTGCGGCGGTTCGCGAGCAGCCCTTGCTCTCGCCCGTGGTCTTTTTCACGACGCAGTATTGTTCTGCTCGCTTGACAATTTTGTAGGGCATTACGGATGCCTCATAAAGGTGAGCAGCCCTTTGATTCCCTCTATCAAGCCGACCACAGATGCCGATGAGATCGTGGGAGTGATGAAACGCCGACGATTCACGGTGTCGAGATTGTCCTTGAGAACTGCAATGTCCTCACCGTGGATTCTGACAACGGGTCTAACTTCTGTCTCGAACGAGTCGAATCGGCGTTCGAGCCGGTCGAAGCCAATTTTCATTTGCTCCGCAATCAAGTTCGTGATGAACTGATCGTTATCCATTGCCATGGGCTCCCACGTAATCATGTTACGTATCTAGGTTAGTGAAAAGTTTCATGAAGTCAGGCCGACCGTGCATCGACAATTCGGGTGCGCCGGTGGCCCATCGAGACTGTCGCCGTCCACGTCGAACTCTTCGTCAAGGCCGACCTGTTCGCCGTCCATGTCGTCACAGATCGGGCAGATGCGGTCATCGGGTGTCGTGATCCACTCTTTCTTCTCGTCGCCGGTCAGTAGGCCCGCTTCCTGCGCCTGATCCCATGCGTCGAGCTGGCCGTCGTTCGCCGCTTGCATCGTTTCCGTTCGCGCAATGAGATCAGCTCGGTCAGGATCGTTGATGATGTTCTCAATCTCGTCGGCGAGGGATGCGACATCCATTTCGGGATCGGTGAACGCTTGCTCGACGAGATTTTTGATCTCATTCCGCGTGGTGTTGCTGATGCCCGTGATCAAGTCCGCCGCATGGTCGCGCACCGCTTCGACAGCCGCTGGGTTCGTCGCGTCGAAGGCGAACTCGACTTCGGGCGTGGACTTTGCGCCCGTCCGCATCGGGTTCATCTGAGACGCCGGCTTGCCGGAATAGTCCTCGAAGTTCGGCTTGGGCGGCGTGAGCTTGGCTTTGATGATCTGCGCGACTCGCTTCTGGTTCGCCGCTTTCATCACGTCGCCGAAGGTCTGAGCCATTAGTAGGACCGCTTCCTTCCGGTCGCAATCACGACGGGAATTTTCTGTCCGCTCAACAGCGCAGCGCTCAGACGGTGATGGCCGTCCACGATGTAGTCCTTGCTACCCACTCGTGCGATGAGCACCGGCTCGCCAACGTCGTGGCTGTGTCCGCCATTGACGAGTGCATCGAGCACGGTGCCACTCGGCGTCTTGTCGGTGTTGCCCTCTCTGATGAGCTGCGCGACTTTGTCGAGCTCAACGAAGTCCTGTGTCGAATGGAGATCGTGCGCGCTCGGGTCGTAGGCTGGATCCGCTTTCGCCGTCACGATTTCCCGCGACTCGACGTCCTGCACTTCTTTGTCCGTCGCTTGCTTGATCGGCGTGGCTTTGAAGTTCGGATCGTTCGACAACGCGGGCAGGCGGACCAACTTCTGAATCGCCGTCTTCTGCTCGGCCTTTGTGCCGACGCTCTTGTATTGATTCGAGCCGTTGCCGACCATCGTCTTCAGGTTGAGCGTATCGACGCAGCCGTCCGAGATGACGAGGGTGCCGGTGGCTTGCTTGCACTTCTCGATGAGCTCCTCACGCATGGCCCAAACGACTTTGTTGAACGGCTTCGGCGCACGCGCAAGAGCTTGAGCCAGGATCAGCGGCTGTTCGGTCTGCCCGTTGTCGCTGAACGACTTGATGATCAGCTCTTGGGTGTTCGCCCAGATCGAGAACCGCTCGACCTGCGCGCCCGAGCCGAAGTCATCGATGTAGCCGTTAGCGTCGGCGAGAAAATAGCTCATCGTTACCTCGGATCCATGGAGCCATACGAGCGTGGCACCAGCGGCTCGCGGTAGAAGAGCGCACGCGGCGTGACGCGCACGAGCGACACGAAGGGCACAATGCGACCATTGAGCTCGCCGGGCCCAGCCGTCACGGCGTGCGGACCGTCGGCTTCCGTCCACACGCCGACGATGTGATTGATCCCGGTCTCACGATCCTCGAAGACGATGCGCTTCACTTGACTTTGTCCACGATGTGGTGAATCGCCGACTTTGTGTGATGCTTGACCCAACGGAGACCCTTGACCGATTCTCCGCCGATCCAGACCACGCCGTAAATAGCGAGCGCGATGAGAATGATTCGCGGATCCATTACTTGATCCTCACGCTCGTCGGAGCTGCCGGCACGACCACGAAACGGAATGCGAACGATGCGCTCTTCGGTCCTTCGATGCCGGCATCGCTGGCGCTCACTTGAATCGTGTGAGCTCCCGGCGTATACGCGGGCACGGGCGTGTCGCACGTGAAGCCCGCTGCGCTCGCGGCGCACGTCACGTTGGCGAAGGCGACGCCGTTGAGCGCGCCGTCATCGTAACGGAAATACGTGTAGCCCTGAGCTGTTGCGAGGTCGGGCGCGACGATATCCCACTCGAACTTTGCCGCGGCGGATGCCGGCGGTGCGGCCTGCGACTTCACAGCCAGCGTAGCGATGAGTGCCAGTTCTGCGAGCATGTCACTATCCTTTCAGCAGCCGACGCAAATGCGCGGCATTCTTGACTCGTGTCATACCGGCAAGCCGGAATGACCCGAAGCCCTCTCGATGATACATCTGATGTCCGCTGTAGTTCTTCGCACTCTGCTTCGAGTACACGTCGCGCTTGTCGATGATGACCGTATGCGCGTTGAAGCCGTTCTTGTCGACCCAGCCTTGCTTCCGGTCCAACGACTTCGGGTGCATCGTGATCTTGTCGTTCGAGTTGGTCGTCATCGTCTTCATCTCGATGGCCGCTTTGCCTTTGGTGACGTCCACCGGATGATTGTGCTGCTCCTCTTCCATGCGCTTCCCGCCAATCATCTTCGCAACCATTTTCTCCGACTCAGCGGCCATCGCTCGCGTCCTCGAAGTGACGGCTACGTGCGACGCCTTGGCGCGGCTCTCTTTGTTGGCGTCTTTCGTCTCGCCCTTTGAGCCGTATTGATTCGAGCCGTTGCCGCGCGCTGTCTTGAGCTCTTTGACGAGACGGTCGGCAGCTGCCTGCCCGCTTTCTGCCCGGACCTTCGCGAGGATGTCTTTGACGTGCTCGCGGAGATGCGCTTGCGTCGCTTCGATCGCCGTGCTGCCAATTCCGAGGATCGTATGCTCATCGCGGTTCTTTATCGCCGACTCAAGAGCCGCTCGGGAGATGGACTGCACGCCGCTTTTGAAGGCGTCGGATACGCTCTTGCTTAGTTGACCGGCGAAATCGGTCGGCAGCCTGATGCACATGCGCGTATCGGTTCCGCCCTCCCTTCATCACAGCGATGATCTGGTTGGCGTCATCCGGCATGGTCGCCGGCGCATCGGGCCCAGCGAGCGAGCCGTCCGTCGAGCGCTTTGTTTGGTCATACGCGAGCCCCGGCTCATTTGGATCGGGCGTCTCTGCACCGCTCTTGACGGCGTTGCTCGGCGTCGGCGTGCTCAACCATTGCGCGTTCGGGTCGTTGCCGTCCGGCGTCACTTCCTCGAGTGGCGGCAGCTTCAGAACTTTCTCTCGGATCTCGTTGGGCGTAACGACGATCGGACCGCCGGGCTTGTTGAGTCCGGCCCACTGACTGGCGACCACAGCGCGCTGGTCATCGTCCATCGTCTGCAACTCGGACCACTTCACTTCGTATTCGTTGGGTCCATTCGTTGGAGCGGGCAGCGCGCCGATGCCGATCAGCCGATCGATGAACGGCCGCACGATGAGCGGACCGGCGTAGTCGTTCTGGCGGTCGGTGATCTGATTGTCCCACGCGGCGCGGTCTTGTTTGGCCGCGAGCTTGCCCTGCTCGGAGCCCATCAGCACTCGCTGTGGAATGCCGCAGCCGGCACTGATCAAGCTGATCAGCGAGTCGACGTCCGCTTTGATGCTCGTCACCGTCGCGTTGACGGGCTCGAACGTCGCACCGCGGAGCACGAGCGACTTGCGCTGCTGGTGCTCGTATTCGTCGATCTGCTTCTGGAGGTCTTTCATGGCCAGCTCGTCCAACTCCAGGGTCGGATCGATGCTCAGCTTCGTCCCGCCGTCAGCTCGACGCCAGAAGGCTTCCGGTCCAGCGCCCGCCACTTTCTCCAAGTCGTCGAGTCGGTTCCAGACGCATTCGAGCACCGGCTCGCCCTGCACGCGGTCATCGAGCAAGCCCTCGCTGATGTGGATGACCCGTGACCAATGAACGGGCCGGCCGACGCTCGCCTGATTGATGGCCGTCGGATCAACGAGATTGGTCCGCTTGATCAGATACATGACGGGCAGTCCAAAGCGCGGCTGCGAGGGATCGATCTCGTAGAACTGAATGCGCGCTTCTTCTTCGGCGAACGGCGTCAGGTAGAGAATATCGTCGAGCCCTTTGAGCGGCGGCATCGGGTCTTGGAATCGTCCGGGCCCGCCGATCAGCAGCACGCCGTATCGGCCGATGCGGCTCAGGACATCGGCTTTGTAGAGCTGCGACCAGAACTTCAGCTTCTGCTCGAGGTCGATGCACGCTTGCTCGAACGCGGTGACGGTCTCGAGCTCTTCGTCTTCCAGGATCTGCGCACCGCCGCGCCACGTCGCTTTGGGCGCTGACTTGACGATGCGATTGGCGATCTCGTTCCGGCGATACCGGCTGCGATACTGCAGCTGTGTGGGCTCGCGTTCGTAGCCGAGCGCGTCGTAGAGATTGCGCTTGCCGCCGAATGTGATGCCGGCGATATTGGCGAGCCGTGCTCGGACGGCAAGACCTTCGAGCATTGCGCGGAGGCTGGGCATTTATCGTCTCGCTAACTGAATGGACTCGGGTGTGCCGCTCGCCGGCCGATCGGTGTTGGGATTCGGTGTATAGATCCGCTGCTCTGCGTGAGCCCGAATCTTGCTGCGCAGATCAAAGAGCGTTGCGCTGAATACGTAGTTCGCCGGCTGTTGGGACGGCAGCTCCATGCTGAAGAGTACCGGGCCGTTTTCGCCGTCGACTTTCTTGAACGACGTGCCCGCTGAGCCGGCGTCCGAGGTCCACGCGATCACCAGACCGCTGTTCTGCTCATCGGCGGGCACGCGCACGGTGACCACGATGTCGCCCCGGTTCACCATGATGGTCGGCCGCACGGCAATCGTCACGAGCGGCTTCGTTTCCCGGACAGCCCAGACTTCCTCGAGTGCTCCACAGGCGACAATGACCAAGATCGTGGCAATGATGAGATACATGAGCGACCTCATGGCATCAGCGTGACGCTGCGCGGCTTCGGAGTTGGCATTTCGAGTAAACCGTTAAAGCTGCACGAGGCTCCATCGACCTGGTCATCGTGGTCCCCGGCGTTGAAGGCGCACAACTCGCTGATGAACGCCTCGTTCCACGGCCCACGTAATAGATATACGTTGCCCGCCTCGACTTGTGTTCTCAGAGGTTTTGACCGCGTCACCTTGTCGCTGCCGAGCAACATCTCATCGTAGGCAAATCCGGCGAGCATGTTGGCGTGCGAGTTCGTGACGGCTTTGCCCGAGCCGCCGCCCTCTCGCTCTTCCCGGATGACCACGGCTTTGCCGTCTTGCCGGGCGATGGCCAACATCACAGTGTCCACGTTCGCCGGCGAGAGCTGGTCGCGCATGACGTCTTCAATGTAGAACTCCGGATAGGACTTGAACTCGCGCCGGCCGTCTTTCACTTCCCAGCCGAAGAAGCGTGTCGTCTTCACACCGACCGTGTAGTCGCCGCCGCCCTGTGTCGCCGCCGTGTCCCAGCCGCGGCACGATTGCTTGATAGCGTGCCCGGGCAATTGGTCTATGATCTTGAACCACGCTCGCTTGAAGAGCCCACCGCCTTCGGCCACTGGCCGTTGCTGCAGTTGTCCCGGCGCGTCGAGCGGGCCCAAGTCCAGCTCCAGCCTTTTGACGTCTTCTTCAGTCTTGAAGGTTGGGTGCAACAGCTCGCCAGCCACAGTGCGAGGATCCAATGGGTCTGCCCGCCAAGTCGGATCAGTCTGGTGCAGCGCGCACCGACGCTCGCCATCAGGATCGCAATTCGGCGCCGTGGCGCAGGAGCACTTTTCGTAGCGCATCGGCCAACGGACATGATGCCAGCCGCCCTTCTTCAGCAAATGCCCGGTCAAGTCGCTCACATGCAGTCGCTGCATGATGAGCACGAACGCCGGCATTCTTCCGGTTCGTGTCGAGACCGTGTTGTCGAACCAATCGAGCGCGGCCTGTCGCTCTGTGTCCGAGCGCGCCTGCATGGCTGAGTGCGGATCGTCTATCAGGATGTAGTCCGGATGCTCGCCCGTGCCAGGCCCGCCGACGCTCGTCGAGATGCGCCAGCCATTGTGCGTCGTATTGTAGCGGGTCTTGGTGTTCTGGTCATCGGCCAGTTGCACGTTGTTCCAATGCTCCTGATACCACTCGCTCTCGATCAGCTGCCGGCATCGGACGTTGTCTCTGTTGGACAGAACGCTTCCATATGACGCGCAGAGAAAGCGGCGTCTCGGATTCTTGGCCCACACCCACGCCGGAAAGAAGACCATGACTATCAGCGACTTCATCATTCCCGGTGGGACGTTGAAGATCGCTCGACGGCTCGGCACTTTGTAGCGCCCGGTGCTCTGATCGATGAGCTCCAGTTCATGGCACAGCGCGGCGATGTGCCAGTTGTCCAAGAACGCATTCTTGGGTTCAACGATGAGCCAGGCTTGCTTGACGAACTCGTGCAGCGACGCTTCGCACTTGAGTTGGTTTTCGCGGCGAGCGAAGTTAATCAGATCAGCAGCTGAGCCCATGTCGAGCTCGTCGTCGAAGCTGAGCGGGACAATCTGGTTCATGGATTGGTGCGCCCTTGTCCTGCACTCGCCATCAGCCGAACGCGCACGCGTTCTTTGAGATCACGGAACTGCGCCATCAGCGCGGACAACTCTGCGCGTTCCTCGAGAGTGAAGAGCTGCAGGTTCATATCGCCATCACTCTGCTTGACTTCGAGCGTCGCCTTCGGGCCCAAGCCCGTTCTATCCAAAATCAGCGCACAGGCTTTCGCCGCGCCAATGGCCGCTTTGATGAGCTGTTCTTTTTCCTTGAGATCGCCTTCCGGGAATCCGCAAGCCGCGCAAGTGACGGCCTGCAGCTGCTCCATCATGGTGTCCAGAGTGATCAAGGAGTTAAAGGCGATGTCGATGGCGGGCTGTCGAAGTGCGGCGAGAGCCAACTGAGCTTTGATAAGCGAGCTGATGCCCGACCCACCGTGCATGTAGCAGCGATTGGTCCCCGGAACGATGGGGTTCCCGCACGGCGTGCCGCGAACGGTGAGGAGCTGACCAGCTGGATTCGATGGATCGCCGCACTTCATAGGAACAAGGTGCGCCGGAAACCTGGGCGAGTCAAGGGTGAACTGCGTCCTGGAGTGTCGATTAGACGCGCCTGGCGTGTCGTGGAGCAACGGCTCGTGCGCGGTCGTGCGATTATCGAGGTAAACATTGAGTGATGACAAATATCAGTCATTGGGCAACTTCATCTGACACAGCTCGAAGTCGAATGCCTGCTATTACTTATATATTATTTATGACAGATGACAAATGACACATACATTCATCACACAAGGGACATAGTTTACTGCGCATGCTCACGATGTGTGTCCCGGCAATAGAGTTTCGAGACCATGTGGCATCCGACACTGAAATGCCCTAAGTCGAATTGACTCAGGGCATTATGGTCAAGTGTCACATGCAGCGAATGCCACATCAAAAGGGCGGATTCAACTCAAACACCTCGGAATCACCATCCCAATTGGTTTCACCCATCTGTTTGTCCCAATCTTTTCGAGCGTCGGTCAGTGATCCAAAGTCTAACATACGGGCCTTACTCGTTCGTTTCTCAATGCGATCGAAGAACTTCGACATCTCGCGCCCAAAGACCACGATATTTGGCGGATAGTTTCGTCCTGCTGTTCGACACCATTGCAAGAAGATCTCGTGAATCTCAGCTTTGGTCAAGGGCTTCGTTGGCCAATTTCTCTGAGTGCTGAGCACACCCGTGTAGAGCACCGTCATCCACCACTCATGAGCCGGCCGCATCGAATGCCGAGCTTGCAGGCGTTTCTCTGCGGTCATCGGAATCTTCTCGAGGAGTTCTCGGTCAACAGGCCATTGCTGGAGCAACGCGAGCAGGCCCTCACGACCGCCATTGTCAAGCTCCTCGAGTATCGCCTTGTAATAGGCGGTCGGGCGAACGGTGGGCGAGACGCACGGCATGAAGGCCCGGCGGTCATCGGGCTCAACCGGATACGAGCGGTCTTCATTCGTGGCAATGAACAGATGCACGTGGTTGTCTTGCATCGTCGCATCCACGAACTTCGGTTGAATGAGCAGCGTCGGTTCAGTGATCAAGCGCTTCAATGCGCCCACGTGACTCTTGTCGCCGGCGAAGAACGACTCATCCGCGAATACAATAATCTTCCCGCTCAGATGATTATTGAAGCTCCCAGTGAGCATGTCCGCAGAGTTCAAGTGCACATAATACCGCCGACCGAAGAGCGCCCCAATCGCATTCACGAAAATCCCTTTGCCCGTGCCTTGCCGGCCTCTGAGCACCATCGCAATCCGTGTTGGAATCCCGGGCTCCTGCACGGTCAACGCGAGCAAATTCATCGTGAAGTTGTAGTGCTCCTCATTGCCCGAGCAGATGTTGTCCTTGATGTGCTCGAGAAAGAGTTGACAGCTCTTCGTGTCGTCGGGCTCAACCGCAAAACCCTGCCAGAGATTATACTCGCCATCCCTCGCTGAGAGTGGTGTCGGCTTGTTGACGATCTTCGTGAACGTCCGACGGTCAGATGATTCGAGCCAGGCTTCGAGCAGCGGTTTACGGACGGGGTCGCCGTTGTCCTTGTGCCCGATGACGAACTGATTCTTGAAATAGTCCCGCACTTTGGCTGGTGTGGATATCGTCAGCCCGTCAAGCTCCTCGGTGCAGAACACAGCGTCCTTGCCGAACATGGCGATGAAGTGGTCCTCATTGAACTTCTCGAGGTCCTCTGCGTCTTGGACTTTCATCCATTGACGGAGCTTCGCGACGCCCTTCTTGCCGATGAACTCTTGGAGCTTGAGTCCGCCCGTGACCGGATCGCCAGCCTTCGCCTTGTCGAGTGTCGTGCGAGCGAAGGCCATGATTTCGCCGCCCACATTGCCGGGAGCTAACGTGCCGATGGCGCGGAAGATTTCCATGACGAGGAAGTCAGGGAAGTCGCTCTTCGTAAACATGCCGGCAAGATGACCCATCGACTCGTGCGTGAGCTCAGACCAATGCCGCAATACGAACGCGACGATGGCGACGGAGCCGACCGCACGCTGGAGAGTCGGTGGATCGATGATAGCGGGATTACGGTCCGCTGACCAGCTGAGGAGCTCACCAGATGGATGAGTGGACGGCGGTGCGACGGTATACCCATTCGTCGAGCGAATTTCAATGATCATGTCGCCCGAGACATCGCGGAGCTGCCAGGTCTTGATGCCCTCACACGTATACCAATAGTGCGAGTCGTATTTGCTCGGCCGTCCGTGTATCAGCTCTGTCGTTGGCAACAAGAGCTTCGCGGCCGCGATGGCTTCCGGTGTATCGCAATCGACATCGACGAGCCAACCGGACGGCTCACCGCATTTGATAGCAATACCGTCATCACGATTGAAGTCGCTGACGCCGTAGGTCTTCTTTGTCCACGACGAGCTTGCGCTCTTCTTGCCCGCTTCGATGGGCACAACGGCGCGGCCGGCATCGATGTAGGCTTTCGCAGTGAACCGAATGTCGCTCATCAGCTCAACTCGAATCCTAGGTCTATCAGCTCAACAACGGCGTCACCGTGTGTCTTAAAGGTTTGTTCGAGCGTATACGTTGTGAAGTCTTCTTTCCCGGGCGTCATGAGCTTCACCACAAACTTTCGGTGATGATTCTCTTCAATTCTCACAGACTCAATCAACGTTGGATTGACAAAAACGTTGCGTTCACACCGAATGAGCTTCATTATTTCCCCCACCTAATCTGCACGTGTAAGTAATGCTCGAGACGGAAAACAGGCAGGTCGTTCACCGTGGTCTTTTCATCCAAGATGAACGTCCTGCCTTGGTATACGATCACTTGCCGGCCTTGCGATGGCCGCTCAACAACTCTGCACCTCCCGACACCGTCAACGAGTATACATGTCGTCGCATTCGTGAGCATGTAACGATGTTAACTCATGTGTCAATAGGTTTACAACCAGCCTTTGTCGAGGTCCTGATTGGTATCCGTGAGCACCCATTCAGCTTCGACGCCATCGATGCGGCGGTTCAGCACGTAGGGTTCCGCGATAAGATGCACCGACTCCTTGAACGCATCGACGGAGAAGGGAACCTTGCCGAACAGGTTGGGATCCACGAACGGCTGACGCCGCTGGGTGACATACCAGCGATCGGGCAGCAGTCGAAAGAGATCCCTCGAGGCTCCGCGCAGGTCGGGGCGATAGCCGCCATCGAACTTCACGTGAGCTTCGTAATAGAGCGGCGTTTCGCCGGCCTTGAGCGTCTGCACTTCGTGCTTGATGCGCAGCACCGTGAACTCCGGATGCGAAGCCAGCACGCGCGTGAAGTCGTCGAAGTCCGATTGACTCTCGAGCGTGGTCATCAGCTGCAGCTGGCCAGGAGAACCCGCGAGTGTGTTGAGCTCGAGGTAGAGCGGCGTGCGACCCTGTTCATTGCAGAACCTCGCCCATTCGAGCGGCGACTGAGCTGCGACCGTCACGTGCCATTCCTCGTTGCGTTCAAGCTCGATGACCTTGAGCGGTTCCTCCGGTGTGCTGCCGCCCGCGTCCGGCGGCACGACGCCTGTGTTCTTGTCTTTTGCCATTATTCCTCACATGTTGCTGGGTGCAACGGGTTACACGGAACAGCGCGGTGCCACTCGGACGCCCAGAGCCCGAGCACGATGCCTAAGAAGACGGCCAGCACCCACCACCAATTATAGCGACGACGATGCCGTTGATAGACCAAGTAATGCAAGTGCGTGTCCCGTTGAGTGATGGCCCTGACGATGGAGCCGGCGAAACTTCTTCTTCAACACCTTGCCCGCGTGACCCTTCGGAAACATGCCCGGTGCCACTCGCAGCTCGAGGTGTTTGCCGTCGTGATTCCGATCGAGCCAGCCATACACTGTGCCGTCAATCATCTTGAACTTCGTATTCGCATCGCGCTCGTAATACCGGGCCTTCTTCGAGCGCAACGGCTGTTGCTTCGCAAACAACTCCTTGCTGAGTTCCTCGCGTGACTTCGGACTGATCGCGTCGAGCTTGCGGTCGACCGCGTCGGCGAAGCGAGTGATCAGGCTCTTGCCGCTCTTGCTCTCCATGACGGATGCTCCTCCTTGATGTGCCGCGCGCCGGCGGCATTTTCTTCGTAGAACCGCGCTTCGAACTCCTCGAGCAGCTCGTCAGCGTAGGCCGCAGCTTGACGGCCCGTCGGAAACTGTCCCGCTGCGCCCATTGCAAACGTAATCCACACATCACTGCGATTCATCTGACCACGCCATCCTTTCCTGCTGATTTACTCAGCCAGATTACTGGGTCTCGCTCTTCACGCCACGGGATCTTGACCGCCGTGTCTCGGCCGGCACAGTCACGACAGGCGCCGAAGGGAGCTTGGCTGCTGAGATATGCTCCGAGAGTTTCTTCAGTAGCGCTTTCAATGAGGAGTCCGTCAGACCCGAAAGGCCGGTCTTGGACGAGGAGCGGGAGGTGCGGTCCGCAGCAGCAGGCAAAGAAATAGCCGTAGCTCGCGGCGTAGTTGTGCCCTTTGCGGAACGCGCACGTAAGATATTTCGCTTGTGTCGTGACAGCATCGGTCGGTTCCTTTTCTAACCAGGTCATGAAGTTGGGTGAGCTTCGTTCGTCACGAATAACGAGCGACTTGCGATAGACATTGGCGAGCTCTTGCATTCGCTCAACCTGTTCGTCGCTGAGCTTCCCCGCATATCGAGAGACAACGAGTCGGTCGATGACATCCCAGAACGCATGGGGCATTTGAGCAACGAGCAAGCCGTTCGTCCACACCTCGTATTCATCCGCGATGCCGCTCTCTCGAGCGACCTGAACGATGTCAACGATGCGCTTGTTCAAGAGCGGTTCGCCGCCCAATGCGCCCCATACCCGTGCATGCGAGAACGTCGCCAGGTGCTTCAGGTCGCGCTCAACCTGATGACGCGATGCTGTCCACGGCCCTTTCTTTCTCCACAAGGGCACAGCGTGATTGCACCCAACGCAACTCAGCTGACACGCTTGAGTCACGTCGGTCTCGAGATGCGGGAACGTGATCACAGCATGACCTGACCGAGGTTCGGCAACACGAGCGCCGGCGATTCGGTCTTGAAGCAGTGGAACACGGCACGTGAGCTCGCGTATTTGTGAACGTTGACCGTCTCGAAGCCGACCGCCTTGAGCATACCAAGCACAGCCAGCACATTCGGGCCGCACCAATTCGTCGGGTCATTGCCGAGCTCACGGTCCGGATAAAACGCGATCATCGGCCGATTAACGTCTTCACAATCGATGTGCGTCTCGAGAATGAGCAGGCCCTTCGTGATGTCGTAGAGATTCTCGATGAGCTTGAACGGGTGACGCATGTGATAGAGCACGCCCAAGCAGAGCACCACATCGAATGGAAAGCTATCGAGCGGCAATTCAGCTTCGAGGAACATCGGATCGGCGAACACAGCTTCAACGTTTGAGTTGAGCTGACGATGCGCGAAGTCGAACCCATCTTTGAAGCCCGCTTCCCACACGTGAGAATCTGCCGCGATGACACGCGATGCGCCGCGACGTTCAGCTTCGAATGCGAAGAAGCCATCCCAGGTGCCGACGTCTAAGACCGTCTTACCTGTCAGGTCCGGGAGCTGAAGCATCGGCAGGAAGTCCGCTGGCCGATGATGTCCCTTCGTCACGATGTCTCCCGGCAGCTCCATCGTGTGCCACCATTTGATGGCGTCAGCTTCGAGTTGTCGCGGGTTCATCGGAGCTTCTCCTTCCATGTGCGGGCCTTCCAGGGAATCTGGCCGCGCAGCGTGCAGCCACCGCCGTAATCCTTGAGTTCCGTTTCACGGCCGGCGTGTTCGTCTTCAATGGAGCCGCCGCGGTTGACGGAGCCCAGACCATTGGCGATGTCCTGATACTGCTTCGAGATCGCCGCCCGTTCCTCGTAACTCTTAACCAAGAATGTCCAGTGCTCGATGCAGACTTGCGCGATGTAACAGGGATGCGGTGACGCGGCGTGCAGCACAGCCGGACGACCGGCAAGCTCACGCTTGCTCAGCCGCACTTGGAAGTCGGGGAAATACGGCGACTCGTCGATGATGGTGCTGCTATCTTTCCAGAGATGCACGCGAGGGAATGCCCAGTTGTCCTGGGTCTTGTAGGACTTCATTTCCAGCCACGCCATCATGGCCGGCGAAATCGCTTCGTCATCATCGAGTCGAAGCACGTAGGTGCCGTGAGTCAGCGCGATGGCTTCATCCAACACCGGCTCGAGATAACCGGGCGAGTGCACATCGATGCCGTCAACGGCGATGACGAGCTCTGCGCCGAGCTTCATAGCGATGTTGCGGAAGTGCTCGAGAAACACTTGCGCCCGTTCCTCGTTCTTCGTGACGCAGAGTATCGAGAGATCGGTTTGCATGTCAACTCCAATGGAAATCGGGCGGACCGCCGGGCTTCCCAGTCACCGGCGTGCCCGCCCTGTCCCGTCCTAGAACGGAACCTTGTCGGTCGGCTCTTCGTCGGTCGCGTCCACGTCATCGACATGGAGCGTCTTGCCCTGGAGCTTGTCGTAGGACTGGCTCGCGAGCACGTATTCCGCTTCGGTCGCGTATCCATCCGGCTGGATCTGCCAGCCGTAGAACGAGTCGCCGCCCTTCTTGTCCACGACCGGAGCTGCGGTGAACGCGAACGCGAACGACGGCAGCCGCTTGCCCGCCGAGATGCGCGACAGGATATCCGTCGCACGCTTCAGCGAGGTCTTCTTGAACGAGAGGGTCATCAGCTGGGGTTCCTGCTTCGCGATGCTGACCAGCACGATGAAGTCCTTGAACGTGGTGGCGATCGGCGGCTTCCGAACCTTCTGGCCGTTCTCCACGACCTCGCGGAAGTCGCAGCGAGCATCGTCGTCCGGCACATTGCCGTCGACTACGATCTTGCGGTCGGTCGGGTGGAACTCGACGTTCCGGCGACCGTTGTAGTGCACGACCACGAAGCGCACGGGATCTTCTCCGAGGATTTCCTTCGTGACGCTGTTGAAGAACTCGCCCGAGCGCAGGCCATCGATGTAGGCCGACTCGCTCCGCTTCGTTTCCGGCGACGTGTCCTGCGCGAGCTTGAGCGCGGGGAATCGAACGTCGTTGCCCTTGATGTTTTCGGTTCCGCGCGTGTCGTCCACCTTGATGTAGGCGGGGACCTGCGCGACTTCACGCTTTGCGATTTCCGTTTTGGCCATTGATGTTATCCTGCGGGATGTTGACGAGTCAAACGCGGCCCGCTTACCGCTTCGACTTTGGCGACCCGAGCGTCCGCCGAGTTGTCGCCACAACTCCTGGCGGACATTTCCCGGAACCCGGCATGCCGGCGGGAATATCGTTGCGATGCGCGATGGGCACGGTCTCGACTTCGTCCGGGTCAAGAGCTTGCTTGACGATAGTCTTGACGTGACCCGCGTTCACCGTAATCATTTCAGGATGAGTCTGGAGCACCCACTCGATGAACTCCGCACGGCTCACCCATTGTGGTTCGACATCGACGCGCTGACTGAACGTGTGACCCTCAATGGTCACTTTCTCCACGCCCGTCTGGTCGAGCACCTCGAGGATGCGTCTATCGAGAGCTTCGTTGAGCGCCGTTAACTCCGAACGGCGCGCATCGATGATCGCCAGCTCTTCTTCGACCTCGTTGTATTCCTGTGCGAGCTGCTGGAGCTTCCACGTCGCACGCTCGTCCTTGAGCTGGAACACCTTGTCCCACCAGTCGCCCTTCGTATCTTCGGGCGCTGGCGGGAGTCCCATCGACTGCCACTGCTTAGCTTTCTTAGCCATGGAGTGATTGTCCGATGAGGAAGCCGAGTGCGAGTCCGAGCGCGAACGTCCAGAACATCGCTTCGATGAACTGGGGCTTGAGCTTCGTCAATCTCGCTTCGATGCTCGAGAGCAATGCGAGCGTGCGGTCGAGATCGGTTGTATCAACTTTGACTGTAGCGCGCATCGTGCCGATATCAATTGGCACAGTGCCTTTTCCCGTTAAACCGATTTGGTCGGGATGCACTAGCGCACATCCTCGACGATGACTGGCTGCGGCTTGCGGCGAACCACCTTGATGACCTTGACGATATACTGGGGCTTGCCGGTCTTCTCGACGAGCTCCTTCGCCTGGTCGATGGCTTCCTGGAGCGTCGCCTTGCCCCAGCCTTCGAGTTCACCGTGGTAACCGTCGGTGCCTTCGCACACGTCCTGCTTCCCGACGTAGAACTTGACTTTGCTTTTCGGTG